CCTATCCCTGCAATGCCCGTTTATGGGTCACAGCCCATTTTCACCTGCCCTAACAACAATAACGTGACCTATGGTTGTGGTTGCAACGGCGCATTTTAATAGGGAGGTGGCACTATGGCAGAGTTTATAGAAATTGGAGTACAAAACGTGCTGTTAAATGCGCCTATTGTCTTTGATTCTTCTATTCCCTGTAATAAGGGCTACGTCCTGCACGAAAACGGCACAGGGAATTTTATACTTCGTGGTGCTACTAATAATTGCTTTGCGAGATATCAGATTGTTTTTAATGGGAATGTTCAGATTCCTACAGGTGGGGATATAACTCCCGTAGGGGTTGCTATTACGACTAATGGGGAAATTCGCCCTAGTTCGCTTGCAATAGTGACTCCACAGGCTGTAGAGGAATATTCAAATTTGACAAGCACAGCAATTATAACTGTCCCAAAGGGATGTTGCTTTAGTGTGGCAGTAAGATATGTAAGCGGAGTAACAGACGGAACTACAGTACCTACGCCATCGGTTGACATTAGAAATGCCAACTTGACGATTAGCAGGATAGCATGAAGGGAGAGCGCACATGAGAGTTTACGAACAGATAAAAGAAGTTATGTGTGACGAGCTTGCAAGCATGATAAGACACCCGCTTGACCCTAACAAGGTGCATACCATCGGTGAAATGGTAGATGTTGTGAAGGATATTACAGAAATTACCGAAAAAGAAGACCCATACGAACAATCTTTCAGAGGTAATTCTTATCAAGGGAATATGAGTAAATATGGTTTCTACCCTATGTACGGCTATTCTTTTGATAGAGGACAGAACGCTCAGAGAGATTCGCAGGGTAGATACATGGATGGTGGAAATTCGATGGGTGGTGGCTACTACGCAGGTGGCAGTAACACAAAAGACGAACTTAAAAGACTTATGGAACAGGCTACGAATGAAACGGAAAAAGAAGCTATCAGAGTAGCTATCGAGTCCATGAATAACTGAATTGTTTTAAATGGTAAACCATGATATTCTTATGGTAGAGCCGAAAAGAGCCGATTTCATTGTGGAGTCGGCTCTTTTTCTTTTTGGGATACAGAAGAATGAAATATCAATTTGTGAAAATATTATTGCCAAATTTCAGATTTGTATACCATGCAAGTAGTAATGTATCATCTCATGAGCTTGGAATGACAATGGCGATAATATCAACATTACTTAAAAGGTCTTAGCTTGTTGAAGGTGAATTTATGAGAAAAAGGTCTAAGAAAAAGCTCAATAAGTTAGATAAGTATTTGATATTTTCTATAGGCTTTGTGGTGGTTTATACCATAGCTCATAGCATTATTTTCGCTGTAACAGGGCTTGAAGCAAAGGTTTTGGATGTTCTTGTGTATGGCTTCTTTGCAGGTGAAATAACGAGTTGTCTTTTAATCAAACGTTTTAACATAAAGGAAGAAGCTAAATTAGTCTTAAATAAGAAAAAAGAAAATGACACGGATGTTGTTTGTGATGAAGATTTGGGGGATTTTGAATAATGGATTGGGTGCAGACATTAGTAACTCTTATTACTGTTATTGTTGGTAGCGGACTCATACAATTTTTCTTCAATCGTAAAGACAAACAGAAGGAAGATGCGAAGAAGGATAATGCGGAAACTATCAAAAAGGAACTGAAAGACCATCTTACCAATGTAAATAGCCAATGGAAAACAGATTATTGTGATAAGAATGCAAAGGCTATAGCAGATTTGACTACAGAGGTAAGGGAAGGACTTAAAGCAAGGGAAGAAACAGGAAAAAGACGATATGATGAACACGCCTTGGCTATTAAGGAATTAAGCATACAACATCAAAAAGAGTTTTTGGAATTAAAAAAAGCAATAGACCAACTTGCTAAAAACGATACGAATGTAACTAGCAGTATCGAAAAAATGTCGAATAAACAGGATGTAATAGCCGATGGAATGGTAGGAATAGCGCACGACAGGATAGTATTCCTTACAGATAAAATTATAGAGCGTGGTGCAGTAACCATGAAAGAAAAGGCTACTTTGGAAAGTATATACGTTCCGTATCAGAAGATGGGCGGTAATTCATACGCCAAGAAGGGTATGGAGCATGTAGATAAATTAACTGTAGTTACGGAAGAAGAAGCCGAAAAGATGGATAAGAAACTTAGAGAAAGGGGAATATCATGACGCTGTATGAACTGTTGTCAATCTTGGGAAATGATGATGTTAAGGCAGATGTGAAAGATACAGATGGTAATGCTATCTGTAAAATTTTTACGAAGGGAGTGGATGCGTTGTCAGACGAATATAAGTCTAGCAACGTTATTTCATGGGAAATAAAAGACAGGGTAACAATCAATGTCGTTATTGATGTTGCTATTGTGAGTGCGTAAGGAGGGTATATCATGATTTGGTTTGCGGAAGAAAACACGCAGGGAAGACAGGCTCTTATTTATGCTGATGACTCGGTAGATATGGGGGATGCTCTTGTAGAGTTTGGAGAACAGAATCATCTTAAAAAAGGAGCGAAATGTCTTTGCCTTGAAACAAGAGAGGTTAAGTTCCTTAATTCCCGTGGTGAATGGGTGTAAGGAGGTAGAATATGTCAAATATTGATGTAATTGCATTTGCTTTGGCTAATGGCTATACAGATGAAAGTATGGCGGGTGGCGGTGCTATTAAGGGTAAAAACTGCCAAATCAAATCTAAGACCGCAATCGAAGGTGGCACAAGAATAACCTTTGTGTGGTATCTCGATAATGGAACAGAAAAAACTACTACCCTTGATGTAATGAATGGTACAGATGGTGAAGATGGCAAGGATGGTTCGCAGGTAGAAGTTACTCCTATCCAAAAGACGGGTACTAAAGTAGGTGAAATAACAGTTGACGGACATAAGTACACACTCTATGCACCCGCAGGTGGTGGTGGCGGTGACGCTGTTCTTTCAGATGATTTAACAACGGCTATTTCTGTAGGCGGTATTGATAGTGGTGTGACTTATGAAGCAGGAACACCACTTGAAACTTTGCTTAGAGATTTGTTAGAGCCTACACTTTTCCCGACTCTTACAAATCCTTCTGCTTCTCTGACAGCTACAGGCGCAAAGTTGCTTGAAAAAGGTGCTACATTGGCAACTACGTTCACTATAGCGTTTAACAGAGGAACAATCAATCCGCAATATACGGCAGAGTCAAGTTATCGAAGCGGAGAAGCAACAGGATATTCTCTTAATGGTGGAACTGCACAGGCAGGAAACACCTTTAGCGTGACAGTAACAGAAGCACAGAAAACATATCAAGGTAATGTCGCTTATGCACAGGGCGTACAGCCTAAAGATTCTAAGGGAAAGGATTATCAATCACCACTTCCCGCAGGTAGCGTGAATACTAACACGATAAATTATGAGTTCGTAGATGCACTTTGGGCTAATACAGGTAATATTGCTACTGTAGCTAAATTAGCACTTGTAAGTAAGAGTGCCAAACAGAAAGATTTTGCTTTCCCTGCGCAGACAGTAGCTAATCCCGAGATATTCGACGTACCTGCAAGTTGGAATGTAACCGCCGTACAGGTAAAGAATGACTTGTCGGGTGCTTATGAGGATGCAATTTCTCAATTTACTGTAACGGATGTTACACATGATGATGCTTCGGGAACTAGCGTAGCTTATAAGAGATACACCTTTAATCTTGGGTATGATACAGGCGCAAGGTCTGTAAGGCTCAAATGGAATTGATGAAAGGAGAGAATGAAAATGGCTAGAAGTAAGGGTTCAGCTAATCTTTCCGCTTCGCTTGAAGTATTGGCAGGTGCGCCACTTGACGCTAGGGATATAGTTCAGACAAAAGCGGATTTAACAGCGCAGGACAGCTTTCCTTATAAATACATAGGAATGGAAGTCTATGTTGTTGCTGAAAATAAGAAATATAGGCTTCTTGGAAATGACCCTACAAATATAGAGAATTGGCAGGAAGTAGGTGCAGGTGGTGGTGGAACGTCTGATTATGCAGACTTGTCTAACAAGCCATCTATTGAAAACGTTACTCTTAGCGGAAACAAGTCTGCTTCTGATTTAGGACTTGCTAAAATAACTGATTTAGCAGACTTTATTACTAAGACAGTTGATGACCTTGTAAATTATTACAAGAAAACGGAAACCTACACCAAGGGCGAAGTAGATGCTATTGTAACTGCAATAAAGAATAGCAGGTTTGAAGTGGTTGCCACACTTCCTACTTCTGATATCAAGACTAATGTTATCTATCTTGTACCATCTACATCATCTAAAACAAAGAATGTTAAGGATGAATATATCAACCTTGATGGAACAAGTGCAGGATGGGAACAGATAGGAAGTACGTCTGTTGACCTCTCAGATTATGTAACCAAGACAGAACTTAATACTGCTCTTGCAGATTACACTACTACAACTGATTTAACGGCTCTTTTAGCAGGTAAACAGGATAAGATGCAGTATTCTACCCTTCCTACTCCTTCGGCTGAATTAGAGGGCAAAATTGTTGAATATACAGGTGCTACATTTAGTTGGCTTGTTCATGGATACTTTTACGAGTGTGTTTCCGATGGAGAGGATACTCCCTCATACTCATGGCAACAGACAAATGTTCAACCTAATAGCGGTGGCGGTAGCTCATACACCGCAGGTGATGGAATTGACATAACCAATGATGTAATCTCAACCAAGCAATCCGAAGAAGGTGATATAGACGAGATTATAGACGTATATCCCACAGCAGGAAACCTTGTGTCTATTGTAAATGCCTTTAATAAAGGGGATATTTACAGCACAGAAGAGAGGATGATTGGTCAGTATATTGATGGAAAGCCGTTATATCAGAAGGTTATTGAGGGTACATTAGATAGTGCTAGTGGTGCAACCACTACTATTAGTGTATCTAGCTTAAATGTTGATAAATGTGTTTTCTGTGATGGCATGATTACAAAAGGCACAACAACATTATTTACACCATATCTTAATGACACTTTGTATTATGTATGTGTTTGCTATTTTGATGATAGCAACCATGCAGTAAAGATAGTTTCTAAAAATATGGAGAGTTGTCCTTATAAAATTATTCTCAAATACACCAAGACTACCGATACCGCAATCTCAATCGGAGAAGCAACAGAATACTCAACAGACGAGAAGGTGGTAGGAACTTGGATTGACGGTCGTCCAATTTATCAGAGAACTTATGAACAAGAAATTGCATTAGCTCCTGATACTTGGGTAGCTTCTTCTTTAGTGGCAACCAATGTAGATAAAGTAATTAACGGTATTGGATATAATGCAGGTTCTTCTATTGATTGTCTGCTAGGTGGAATTGTTAATGGATACTTCGGCTTTAACTCCACTAGGTCACAGAGTATAACAATAAATGCTTTTACAGTTCAATACCTTAAAACTACAACATAAGGAGGAATAAGCTATGAGTTTAACAAATCCGAACACCCCTGTTAGCCAACAGGACTTACAAGACTTTTATCATAAAATTCTTCCTTATATGGGAGGAAGTAGCGAAGGTGGTGGAGGACACACCATAGAAGATAGTGAAGGAACAGACCTCACGCAGAGAGATACCTTGCAGTTTGGCGAGGGATTTAAGGCAGAGGATGATTCTACCAATGAGAAAACTGTTATCTCACCCGATGTAATGCAGAGTGGGGATATGAGTGATGTTATTACACCACTTCCTTCTGTAGCACCAAGGAAAGAAGGGATTAAGTATTCTACTACTGAACAGGTAATTGGCGAGTGGATAGATGGAAAGCCATTGTATCAGAAGACTATTTATGTTTCTTCACTTGCAGGTACATATTGGGTAGAAGGTAATCATGGAATAGCAGATGTTGACTTCATTCGTTGTGTAGAATTTACACCTGTACATATAAATAATAATGATTTTGATTTTTCTCAAATGAACATAAATACCAATAACACATATTGGGATGAAAAAAGGTCAATTATATTAAACTATGTAAGTAGGACAAAATATGAGATTTTTATTGGTTCAGAAATTAATTCTAGTTATAGTTGCTACATGACACTTCAATACACCAAAACAACAGATACCGCAGAATAAGGGAGGAATAAGCTATGAGTGTACCAAATGGAGAAAAACTAGCAACAAAACAAGACTTAGCAGATATGTACCAAGGCATACTTCCTTATCTTGGTGGTATGCCCGAAATGGTAGCTAATAAATTCTCTAAAGGGGATTTATATAGCACAGACGAGAAGATGATAGGACAATGGATTGATGGAAAACCTTTGTATCAGAAAACTATTAGCTATGATACTGCAATCACAGTTACAAACACAGAAAATACTGTTATTATAGCCAATTTGGATTCGTTGAATATTGATAATGCTGTAAATCTTGAGGTGAGTTTTAAATGGGATGGCATTGGTCGTAATACCCCATTTATAACTTATGTTACCGCAGGAGAAATTTATGTTGTTGCGTTTGTTAATCGTGATAACATTTCAGATGTAATTGAGTTCAAAACAAAAAGACCTTCGGGAACAACACAAATTACAGAAGTCAAAGCAACTATCCAATACACCAAGACCACCGATTCAGCAATATCCATAGGAAGTGATACAGACTATTCCACAGAAGAAAAGATAGTAGGTACTTGGATTGATGGAAAGGCTCTGTATCAGCGCAGTTATAATTTAGGTACGGCTATTACTGTTTCACCTACAACATGGACAGCAACAGGATTAGATATTAGTAGTGTGGAAAATCTTATTCAATGTCAAGGCAATAATGTAGGACTTAGTTGCCCTTTGATTGGAACTAAAGCAGGAGATAATACATTGAAAGTAGTGACTACAAGAGCAGAAAGTAGTTCAATTTTGTATATCACCATTCAATACACCAAAACAACATAACCTTCGTATAAGATATATTAAACGAAAGTAGTTGCGATGGAAATTGGTTCAAATCCAATACTGTCCTCATGGGGCGGTTAGTTTATAGTGGAGGTGGCGTAAGTCGGAAAACACATTGTAATCTATATAAAAAGAGGATGATTCAACGTCATCCTCTTTTCATTTTCAGATATTCTTCTATGGCTACTACAACCATATTACTGAAAGACCTGTTCTCTTTCTTTGCCTGTTTTTCTAGGCGTTCTTTTAAATCTTTTGGGATTGTAAAATTGACCCTTGTCTTATCGGGTGCTACGTGAATTGTCATGGTTATTTCCTCCAAGATAATTGTAAAATAATATCACTTTAATGTCAACATGATATTGACTATGTGATATTAAAGTGATATTATAAAATAGAACAGAAGTGACAGGAGTAGAGAAATGACAGAATACATATATAAAGTAGTTAGAACCTACGATGATGGCAAAACAAAAGAACAAACTTTGCAAGATGCTTTTGATAATGGATATAAATTTGTTAGGGCATCGGAGTATGTCCCCGAATCAAATCATAACGGAACAAGAAGATATGGCTACATAGAATACATTCTTAAAAAAGAGGTAGAAAAATGACAAATGGAGAAAATATACTAAGTGCATTCTCAAACGCAACCATAAGAAGGTGTAAGAATAAAGACTTCACTTACATTGAAGTGGAGCAGAATGATAAATGGATAGCAGATTTCAATATAGATTGGTGGAATGCGGAATACAAAGAGCCAACTAAGAATGATTTAGCAGTTAGAGAATTTGAGGGAATTGAGGTTACTTATCCACCCGAAGATTTATGTATATACCCCGAATATAAGGGAAAGCCTTATTTTGTAATAAAGTACAAAGAAAATGGAGAAGAAATAGTAGGTTATGGAACATATAATCCCAAAGTATTATCTCAATACTTGAAAGATTACTTTATATCAACTACTAAGAATGATTTAGAAGTTGATTGTATATCAAGAGAACAGGCATTAAAGGAATTAAAAGAAAGTGCGGAACATCATGCTAATGACAGTAGAGAAGAAGTTCTATTGCGGAGAGATAGAGATATTATAAGAGCCTTGCCCTCTGTAACACCACAGCTTTCGAGTGAACTCGAAAAAAACTCGAAAAAACTCGAAAAGGATTTTGGCGAGTTAGATTGTATATCGAGAGCGCAAACACAGACAGAAATAGAAATGAACGCTTCAAGATACACTATTGCAAAAGAACGTGGTGGCATGGGTCAAGTCGAATGGAGCGACCAACTTATCAAAGTTAGTGATGCAGTAGACATTATAAGACATTTGCCCTCAGTAACACCACAAGAGCCAAGATGGATTTCTACTAGCGAGAGATTGCCCGATTCTGAATATGGGGAAAGTGACAGCGTGTTAGTTTGCTTTGAGAACGAAACACAAGACGTTTTATATTTTGACGGTAGCAATTGGTGTTATCCAACAGGAGAAACTTACATATCAGTTAATCCTAATAATGATTGGCATAACAAGGTTATAGCATGGATGCCATTGCCATCGAGTTATAGTGAGGTAAAAGAATGACAAATGGTGAAATACTTAAAACAATAGATGCCTTGATTAAGTATTGTTATGAAAACACAGCAAAAAGAAGTGAAATTATTAAGCGATTAAAGGAAATTAGAGAAGAGTGTAATTCTAATTTACCTTTTGATTGAATGAGGTAGAAAAATGACAAGAGAAGAAACAGTTAGAAATCTACTAACCGAACTCATTGATATGATAGATAACGGAAGTCAAAGAGATTTGGATAGAGCTGATGAAATAGGTGCTTCTATCATTAAATTGTTTGAGCAAGAGCCAAGAAAAGGACATTGGAGAAAGACTCTTAAAGCAGTTATGGGTGAGGGTTATATGTGGTATTGCGATAAATGTAATCATGAAGTGTATCAAGACTCTTCAAGAAGTTACCCAAGTGAAAATTTTTGTTCTAACTGTGGGAGTGATAATAGAGAAGTAGAAGAATGAGCAATCTTGAAAAAGCAAAGGAAATAGTAAAAACATATTATAGAGTTGCCGATTGTGGCATTTTCAACAGCCGAAATGTTGTCGGAGATGTGATGGAAACAATATATGAAGATGAAGGCTTGACCATTGATGTTTGTTATTACTATTCATACTTAGAAGTATTCGGATTAAGCTATGCAGAGTTTAAAGAACTTGAAAGGTATTACGACTCTTTAGGCAGAAAGTGAGGATAAGAAATGACAAGAGAACAACGCTTGGAGTTATTAAGGCAGATTGAAAAAGACATTCATGTTTGTAGCCTTGAAAGCACTTTACTTGATGATGCAAAAAGCTGTGCTATACATTCTACAATAGAGGAACTAGAGCAAGAGCCTGTTCTTGACAAGATAAGAGCCGAGATAGAACAGGAAAAACTAGAGGATTCACCAAACTTTTGTATTAAGGCACACAACAATGCAGTTGATAGAGTTTTAGTAATAATCGATAAGTACAAGGCAGAAAGCGAGAAGTAGATGAATAAAGAATTATTGATGTTATACGGAGCAAGACAAGCAGTTTTGCAAATAATTGATAAGGGTAGTTGTGCTTATGCAAAAAGGCTAGATGATGGAACATGGCAAACAGTAGATTGGGCTGATATTTGTAATTACTTAACAGATATGATTGACAAGTATAAGGCAGAAAATAACTCATAAGTTATTAACTTTTGAGTTAAGGCAGAAACGGAGGAAGAAATGAAACACTTGAAATACTTATATATTGCTTATGGAATGATGTGGCTATCAATGGCGATTGCAGTAAGTGTTGGTATTTATTATACGCATAGTATTCATTGTTTGTGGTTTATGTTAATCCCTACACTAATGGGTGTTCATACTGATTCAAAAAGTAAGGCAGGAAGTGAGGGATAAGGAATGAAAAGAGTAGCTAAGATAACTATAATTTGCCCCATCGAAATAGATGATGATGTAGACGTAACAAACGAAACTGAATTAGATGATGCTCTGAGCGAAGCAGTAGGAGAGGATTTATTTTCTACGGAATATCTGAGCAAATGGGATGAGTTGGAAATTGAAGATAAGGGCGAGTGGGAAGATTGAGCCACAGGGAAGTGAGGAATAGATGAACCTAAGACAGAAAGCCAAACACTTTAAAAAGCTATACGAAGACGCATTGCCTAAAAAACCATATCCTGTTGTATATAGTACGCATGGTGTAAAGCACTATAGAATATGCGATACGATTGACGAAGAAGACATAGCTTATGCACAGCAAACACCTCAGTTACTTAAACTCCATATTGAAAATGGCATATTAAGGGGACTAAGACCTGTTATTTGGGATAATTTAAAGGTAGAAAAAGATTCGCATACTAATAAATTTATTTATTCTGTAGATGTTTGGATGTGATACGCAAGCAGAAAGCGAGGAAGTAAATGACTTTTGAAGAGTATAAAAATTTCTGTGAGTGCTTGATAGATTGTGATGCAAGCGATTGTCATGATTGTGGTTTATGGAGAGAGTGGAAAAGAGGACAACTACAGGAAGAAGCGAGGGAATATGACTAAAGCAGAACTTATGAATTTGGTAGGAAAAAAGGTAACAGTTACTTTTAAAGACGGGGATAAGATATGTGGCATCCTTGGATATGCAGACGAGTTTTCAGCTAAACATAATTATATAAAGCTAAATGATTTTTACATTGGTAATATGACATTCAGAGTGAGCCATATTAAGAAAGCAGAGAGTGAGATAGCATGAGCGAAGAAAATGGAAAAGTTTGCTGTAATTGTAGACACAATATAAGAGAGGGTGAGGATGCAGATATTCATTGTCGCTGTGAAATATGGAATGAGTATCTATCTTATCTCACGGTTATGACATATTCGTGTAGAAGATGGAGTAAGGAGAGAAAAGATGGCTGAATATCATGTAGGTTGTGGGATGGCGAGAATATATGCAGGGACTTTAAACAAACAAGGCAACTTGTGGACACGGAAATCAGACGTAACGGATGAAGCGATAAGTGCAGTTGCTCAGTATCTTTTAGAGTATGATGAAGCACTTGAATTTACTTATAGAGGAAAGCGTTATAGATTGGCTGTTTCAAAAAAGGAGTAAATATGGGAACAATACGAAATGAAATGACAATAGTGCATCATTGGAAAAAGGATGAATTGGAGAAAGTAAGAGAAGATGCCATAAAAGTGTTTAGCCAAATTGCTAGGCAAGATGCAGGAGTTGAGGAATATATTGAAAGTATGATAAGTCCTATAATGAGTACCTATATAAATCAAGAATATACTTTCGTTATAAATGGAGATTGTTCAAAAATTGGGTGGGAAACGTCTGAGCGATTCCATGAAACAAGAATGAAGTGGTGTGAAAAGCATAAGCATGATGTACAAAATATCATAGTGATAAATTTTGGTGAAGGTGACGAGCCTTGTCGCATAGTTTTTGATGATAAAGCAGAAAATGAGGAATAAACATGGAAGAAATAGAGCTAGTAGTTAAAATACCCAAATATATGTTTGAAGATATTCAAGACAGGTATGAGCATCCTAATAAAGGGGACGGAATAAATCTACTTGAATATGCAGTAGTAAATGGCACACCACTTCCTAAAGGGCATGGAAAGCTTATAACTGAGCCGACAGAGGAAGATATTACAAAAACAGTAGGCGGTCAAAATGATTTTGCTGAATGTATCAAAGATGCAGTTAAAGCAGTATTTGACAACGCAGACGCAATCATAGAAGCAGATAAGGAATAGAAAGATGAATAGAAAATTTTGTGATAGATGTGGTAAAGAGATAAACATAAATCCTATTGTACAAGTCCAAAATCCATTATTTGAAATAAGACAGATTTATCCACGAGGGTTAATGCCTATTGATTTATGTGAGGATTGTTCCAAGAAGTTTGTTGAATGGGTAAAGGAGCAGGAAGATGCAGGTAATAATTGATATACCAAGTCACATATACAAAACTCTCATAGAAACAGGAACGTATGGATATTATAAGTTTGATTCCAAGAATGCAATCAAGAATGGCATACCCCTTCCTAAAGGACACGGAGCAATAAAAGATGTTTCGCAGATTGAAATACCCATGTGTGAGGATAGGGCGTATGAAAGATGGGTACAGGTAGCCATAGATTCTGCACCGACAATTATAGAAGCAAGCAAGGGGCAGGAAAATGATTGATTATCTTTTAGTGGCATGGATTTTGGTCGGTATATTTTGTCTTGGCTTTTATCATGGATACAGATTTAGAAAATGGATGGATAAGGAGAAAACAAAATGATTTATGGAAACATGAAAGAACACAAATACGAGGTAGAGGGTATTAAACCACAGATTATGACAGAGATAACAACTTTGTTACATACATGTTGTGAGAAAGGATTATTTAACAAAGATGATGTATATAAGATAGCAGAGATGGCTTGTATGTCAAATGAGGATGTGCATGATGAAGCCATGAATAAGTTAGATTCACTTATGTCTACTGTTTTGGATAAGATGGTTGATGATGCTAAACATGGTAAGCAGGAAGCCATTGATGCTTTGGCTATGCTTGCAGATATGGTTTTAAAGGATATGAGGGATAAGGAGCAGGAATGAATGATGAAGAAGTAATGATTATTTCATTGTTTATCAACCTTTTAATCTATTTATTTTATATAGCTTTATTTTTCGCATAGGAGATAAAAGATGGAAATGACGATTGAGGAAATTAGGTATAGATTGCAAGCCATGACTACAATGTGTACTTTTCAAGATGCAGTAGGGCATGATTTATCACAAAAAGAAATCAAATTGTATAATCAAGCAAAGGACGAAGCAATAAAAATCATGCGCAAGTATCAGAAGATAGAGCAGATAGTAAACGGGAATATCAATGGTGCTTATTCTAATGTTGCTGAAATACGGAGGATAATAAATGGGAATGACAATTAATGACAAAGATTTGGCATCGGGTTTAACTGCACTAGCTATCATGTGTGCAAGCGAAGGAACAGACGGATGTGATATTACTATAACTACAACAAAGGGCAAGATTAACTGTCACATAGAATTTTCGGGGGTAGAAGATGGAAAAATCACTTGATTTTGTTGAACAATGGGCAGAAGAAAATAATTATGTAATCGTATCTAGCGATATGTGGGCTATTGCACAAGATATCATGAGCAAGTATCAGAAGATACAGGAAATAATTGATAATTGGACTAAACCCGAAGAAATCGAATGGGCGATACGAGAGGTATTAGAAGATGACAAGATTTGATGCTATTAAGCAAATGAATGTTGAAGATTTAGCTTTCTTTCTGAGTATTGTTGAATTAGGTGATTTAAACTCTATTCCCAATATAACTAACAAAGACATTGATTATTATATGAATTATTTTAAAGAAGAAGATGGTAGTGATTTGATAAATACTTTACATGAATTGAATAGAAGTCGGCATGACTATAAGGAGATAGAAAATGGAAAGACCGATTGAAAAACTAAGACAGTTGCAAGAAGATGTTGACAAAGAGCATAAGGACTTAATTATTGAGTGTGATATGTTGCAAGGCAATATCAATCGCATGATGACTACTCATGACCACGAGGAACTACTTACAATGTTCGCCTACGCTCATAAAAGATTAGGTGATATTTTTTGGAAGAATAAGAAAAGAATAAATATGGAGAATATAGAAGATGAAAATGACACAACAAATGTCAATAGGTGATTTTATTAGACACATGAATGATGCTCAGTTGGCTAATGTATTGTTGGATACCATCACGGCAAATGCAGATTATTGTGAGGAATATCGCATAGATTTGGGTGGCTATATCAGCTTTAATGTCGTTGATGAAGTACCGATTAAATGGGATTTGAAATATTATAAGAAAGGATATATTTGGATATGGCAGGTGGCAATTTTGATAGTGCAAAGAATGGCAAGAATGATGAGTTTTATACACAGCTCACAGATGTATCAAAGGAGCTGATGCACTACAAGGAGCATTTCAAGGATAAAATTGTTCTGTGTAACTGTGATGACCCTACATGGTCTGCGTTTTGGAAGTATTTCCATCTGAATTTCTCGGCTTTGGGATTAAAGAAACTGATTTCCACACATTATGACCGCAATAATCCCACCTATAAAATGGTTTATGAGGGTGGTGATGATAATAATATCGAAGTGGGTGTAATTACACCACTTGAAGGTAATGGTGATTTCAGAAATCAGGAATGTATTGACCTCTTAAAAGAGAGCGACATTGTAGTAACAAATCCACCATTCTCTCTGTTTAGAGAATATATCGCACAGTTAATGGAATACGAAAAGAAATTTATCGTATGGAGCAATACAAATGCTATAACATATAAAGAATTTTTCCCTTTACTGAAAGATGGTAAAGTGTGGGCTGGATATTTGTTTAACAGCACTTGCGTTTTTAGGGTTGGTGATGGATATAAATATGATGAAAAAGTTACTCAGCAGATAAATGATGGATATAAATACGGAAAAGTTCCGAGTATTGCAACATTTACTAATTTAGATATAAAGAAACGCCATGAGAATTTAATTCTTTGGAAGAATTATACACCTGAAGAATATTCTGATTACGATAATTATGACGCTATCAATGTTAATAAAGTGACAGATATTCCTGTTGATTATGATGGAATATTGGGTGTGCCTATTACTTTCCTTGATAAGTATAATCCTGAACAGTTTGAAATTGTTGGATTGGTGAATGGCAAAGATAATTTAGCGGGTATTAAAACCACTCGTGATTATTCTGCATTTTCTGAAACTCGACAAGATTCAACAAAAACAGGAGCAAGTGGTAAAAAAATCAATGGTAATCCTGTTATAAAAGGCAAACCAACCAAAGGTAATTATTTTACTTTTGGTTCTGAAGTCGTATATTCAGCGTATGCTCGAATCTTTATCCGTCTAAAGCATGGAAGAAAGGCGTAGAAGAAGGATTTAATCATGGTTGGGATAGAGGATATAAAAATTCATCTGAATTAACACAGAAAATCTGTGAAAAAGCAACTGATAGAATCCTTAATGCTGAATCAACTTCTTATGACGCAGGATTTAAGAAAGCGTTAATGATGGCTCAATGGTACAACAAAATCTTTCTTGGAATTGATACCGAGTATGATGTAGAAAAGATTATGAGGTTATATAAGAAGTACAAAGGAGAATGAAGATGGCAATAAGTGAGAGAGAACACCACATCAAAGTATTAGAACAATTTCTACATGATTATCAAGAATGGGGAGAAGATTTTGAACTAGAGAAAACCATTAAGTATGCCATATCCTCACTTAAAACAGACCTTAAATACGACTTGATGTATGAGGGTGAAGATGTTTATACCAAGGATGAAGTAATAGCTATGCTAGAAGATTTAAAGGCAGATATTGAGGTAAAGACGAACTACTACGAACAAGCGTATAAAGAGCCATCAAATTTAATACATGAAACCGCTATATGTGGAAGAATGTTTGGTTGTGGAGAATGTAAAGAGCTTATTCAACAGAAAATCGACAAGTTAGAGGGGAATAAACAACTATGACCGACTTGCTATATGTGAGTTATGACAATGACGAAAAAAGAAATGAAATAGGAATATGTATAGGCAGAATCAATGAAACAGGCAAGCATGAAATTCTAAAGATGGAATTGGATGAACAGGCAGAAGTCTTGTATAAGGTACTGACAGACCAATCAATTAAAATCGACAAGCTGAGATGAAAAGGATGTAAGTTGATAAAATAGGTAAACCATGATAGTGTGGAAGTGAGGTAATTATGAAAAATATTTCAATGTCAGATTTAGGGCTTAACGAGCTAGATAGTAAGGATAGAGCTTTGTATTTTATGTGGGAAAGTTCCCACGCTAGAGCGGAAAGAACTGTTGTGAGATTGTGGATTGTTGTATTGGTTCTTATTGTAGCTTTATTAGGAACTAATGCGGGATGGATATACTACGAATCACAATTCGAGGATGTAGTAACAAATACGGAAACAGTTACACAAGAAGCTACGGCAGATAGAGATGGCGAGATTCGATTGATTGGCGGTGACTACTATGGCGACAAGAGCGAAACAGACAGTAACCAAAACAACAACCAAGACTAGGCAAAAGAAAACACCCGAGGGTAATTTGACCTGCCCTATATGTGGTGGCAAGGGAAGTGTCCCTAGAGGATATAATAAGAAGAAATCTTAAAGACTAGCTAATCGGCTAGTCTTTTTTAGTAAACCATTGTAAAATTGAATAAGAGCCAAAGAGCCGATTTCTTAACAGGAATTGGCTCTTTTTGTATGTTTGAGGGGAATTTATGCGGGTTAAAGACTACATCTATAGCAATTCAGAAATGGAAACTATCATCAATGAATACATCCACTCACAGAGGGATAGACTTGTCTGTAAGCTGTGTTTCATTGATGGAATCACTCATGAGAAGATAGCGGAGCATCCCGATGTAGATTTAACTCCTAGACAAGTGAGCAATATTATAAGTAAGTCATCTATTATTATTTCAGATAGATTAGAAGCGAGAAATGCAGGGGAGGACAAGATATGCCTAATTCCACAAATGAAGTTATCGTGAATGGTCGGGTAGTTATGAGTGTCCGTGGTGATACTGTAACAGAAAATACTCTTGTACAGGGCGAAACAGCACATGACAAAACGGGTAAAGAAATAGTAGGTAATCTTAATCCTCAATCTTCTGAGGAACTAAATGAGCTAAGAGAACGGGTTGATGCTCTCGATGAAGAAGCCTATAGAGTATTGGACAGAGTGGAAGAAATAGAAGAAGAAGACTATATCCCATTTAATGATTCGGATGATGAAGAACATCCTAAAAAGAAGACATTATTTGCTTCTATTATAGAAAAATTAAAGTCTATTTTTGTTCAGAAATCAGAGTTGAAGAAACATACTTTTGAAGTAGGTACAGATATCCCTGCTGATTCAGACTTAAACACCTATGTAACAGAGGGTGTTTATAAAATTGCGCCCGATACAACTGCACAAACTATTTCTAATGTCCCTGTAGCTAGTGGTGACGCAAAAGCAGGTGGAAAACTCATAGTAAACAAGGGGCTTTCATTGAATGAAACCTATGTCTTACAAATCTATATCAACAACGCAGGACATATTTTTAAGCGCAAAACTACCAATAATGGAACTACGTGGGATGGTTGGACTCAATTAGCAACTATGGGTGCTATTACACCTTCTCAAATAGGTGATGGCTATGCTACGGCTACTGTAAGTGGTTCTGTTATTACAGCTACAATAAGCGGATTCCAATTAAGAGCAGGGGTCATTGTTGCTCTTTATTTTCCAAGCAATGTTACTACTGCATGTACACTAAATATTAGTAATACAGGTGCTAAAGCTATAAAGAATTGGACTTCGCATGACCCGTCTGTTGGTCATTCGATAAGAGAAGGTGTAAATACTTTCATATATGATGGCACTCTATATAGGGCTATTGCATTTGAAAAGAGTCCTCGTATTGTATTGCAAGACTATGTGGCAGACACTAGCGGTAACTTGATTACTGAATGGGGTTATGACGCTAATAAAGCTCAGATAAAATATAGCTTGCTCTATGATAAGTTGAGATGGAATCACTATAAAAATTCAGCTTGGAAGGGTGATGTTGTACTTGCAGATTATAATGATATTAAACATCAAACAGTAGGCATCGATATCCCTGCTAATTCAGACCTAAATAACTACACCACTAATGGAATTTATTGTGTTGCTCAGAATACTACTGCTGTAACTTTAGTTAATTGTCCAAGCTCTTATGCAGGAAAGTTAGTAGTTGAGAGAATAGCAGGAAATAGTTATATTGTTCAGACCTATTATACTTATCATCAAGATTTAGCGGGATTTGGCGGTGTATTTAGAAGGTCTTATGCGAGTTCATGGCAACCGTGGGTATATATAGCTAATATCCAAAATGACGGAGGAAATAGATACCTTTATTTAATGGGCGAAACAACAACAGCAAACGATAAAGGTGTTGGAATCAAAGCAAGGATAAAAGATACTACCACTAATGGGGACTATACAAGGCAAATTTTAAGAGCATTTCAAGACCACCAAGCCACGCCTACGGGATTTAATCTTGTAATAGATGGTGGCGGTGCGTTAATTCTCGGTGGTGGCGAAGCAGGACAGGCGCATTACGGGGCTTTAACAAAACCTTATGCTAGTGAACAGGTATATATCACATCTGATGGAAATATATACTTACAAGCCAATGCTACTCCAATAGCTAATAGGATAGGATATGTAATAGATGCAAATGGCAATTTAATACCATGTAAGGCTGACGCAAAAGTTGACAATCAAGGCAATATAGGTTGGTCTGATAAAAAACTTGCAGGAGTATGGACATATAAGATAAATGGAGAAGATGTTGTAAATGCATCTACAATGAAAGATACTTCATTGGATAAAACTCTGCGTCTTGGTGGATTGGCTACAAGACGTATCGAGATACCCGATAATAGTGGATGGGCTAAGTATATTAAGTTTTGTGATGTAACTACATGGTACACTTCAACCACTACAGGACAATCAGTATTATCGTTTGTAGGATGGTTACTAACTGCAAGAGAAGGAGGTTATGCATCAAGAAGTGAAGTAACAGAACTTGAACTTGCTGTAGGCTATGAAAAAAGCACAACACCGAATAGTGGTTCACTTATATTATCAACAAGTAATGGTACTTACATGCCTGTAGTCTTAAAAGAAGTTTTAAATAATGTTACAAAATATTATTTAGCATTAAGAGTGGATGGTTCGGGTAGGCAAGGATTTCTTTTAGGTCATTTTAAAATGAATGATTATTCGGGTGATTTATTTGATGGTAATTGGGTAAATTGTACCGATGCGAATGGAACATTACCTACAGGATATTCAGTAGAGATAAATGGAAGACTTAAACGAAATGATGCTATTTTTGCAACATGTACCACGGCGGGTGACCAACAAAACAAGGTAGCGACAATAGATGACCCTTTTTGGCAACTAAGAAATGGGCGTATTGTAGGCGTAAAGTTTACTAATACTAATACCTTTAATTCAACAGCCACAAACAAGATTACTCTTAATGTAAATAATACAGGCGCAAAACCAATCTATTATAACACAGGATATCCAACAGGCACTAACACCGCAGTATTCGGTTATGCAAATAGACTTCATTTCTATATGTATGATGGCACTAATTGGGTTTGGATAAGTGCAGGTTACGCTCCCGATAGTAATAACCGTAAATCATTTTATGGAACATGTTCAACAGCAGGTGACCAACGAGTAAAAGTTGTTACTTTAGCTGATACAAACGGGTGGGAACTTCGTGCAGGAACTATTGTAGGTGTTAAATTTACCAATTCAAATACGTATAGTGCTACCTCAGATAATAAGATACAGCTTAATGTTAATAATTCGGGCGCAAAGAATATTTACTACAACACAGGTTATCCAACGGGAACGAGTCAATATGTTTGTGGTTATGCAAATAGAACACAGTATTACATGTATAATGGAACTGATTGGGTATGGATAAGCGCAGGTGTTGAAGTCGATACTGTAGACCCGAGAGCATTAGGTTCGGGCTATGGAATATGTGAAACGGCAGAAGCAACTACAGCCAAAGTAGCTACCCTTGCTTCATACACGTTAAGAACAGGTGGAATAGTTTCTGTAAGATTTGCTTATAACGTTCCTGCAAATTCAACCTTAAATATAAATTCCCGTGGAGCAAAACCTATATATCAAAGAACATGGGCTATTCCTGCGGACGTTATAAAAACGGGCGATATAGCTACTTTTGTATATGATGGTAGTCATTATGTTCTACTAGGAACAGATAGAACAGAAAGACAGTTTGCAAATTATAGATATGCTAATTCAGCAGGTACACCCGATACAACTTATCTAACAAGAAATGATACTAGCGTTTTATTCCCCGAATTATCGTATATAAAACGTGGTGATGTTGTTATGTTTGGGTGTATAGTAAAATTTGCTTCAAGCAAAACCTATTCAGCAGGTACAAAAATAGCAACATTGGCGTATTCGTCATTGCAAATATGTTATCCTCATGCTTCATTCTATATAGGCGGAAATGGATTATATATAAGAAATGGAACATATAATGGAAATTATTATTTACAATGTACATATATCGGAATATAACAGATTGATTTTATTTAAAAGGAGGAATAAATGTATGAGGTTTTACTTATTTAAGGTTGCTTATAATAAAGTAGCCTGTGCAGAGGACAGACCACAACCATCTGCTTACGACAGTTATGATGAAACTAAGAAAGCGCAGTATCAGTACATGGGACAGAATGTGCTTGGTGCAACAATCGGATGGGTAATGACTAAGATTGTCTGTGAGAATGGAGTCTGCAATGCTACGGATGATACTTATTGGGAAGACCCTAATATCATCCCATATTACAGAGATTTGATTCTTGCAGGAACAATCAACGCTAAGACTAACAAGCCTTGGGCTGTAGAGGATGTATCTGAGAGATGGCGTTCTGCCGTAGCTGAGTATGTCGTACAACATACTCCTGTAGAAGAACAGGAGGTAACAAATGAGTAAGTTTCTTTTTATTAGTCAGCCAATGAGAGATAAGACAAATGAAGAAATCAAGGAAGAAAGGGATAGGGCTATTAGGCTTTGTAAGAAGTATCTTGGGGATGATATAAAGGTACTTGATTCTTTCTTTGAGGATGCACCTCATGATGCAAAACCTCTGTGGTTTTTAGGAAAGTCTATCGAAATGTTATCTCACGCTGATTATGCTTTCTTCTGTGACGGATGGGAAGATGCTCGTGGATGTGTCATCGAACATGAATGTGCGGAGAAATATGGAATCCATATTGTCTGAGAAAAATGAACTGAAATTGAAATGAATTAAACTTTTTGGCTTGAAAAAGTGTAATTCAAACAGAAAAATTGGTTGAAAAAGTGGCATAAAAAAAATGAATTAAACTAAGGAGGTGTTGTTATGGAATTAAGAGATACTGTTGATTTGATGTTGAGTGATGACTACAAGGATAGATTTAAGGCTGAGTATCTACAGCTTAAAATCAGATATGAGAAACTTAAGGTGATGTTAGATAAGTGGGACAATGACGAATTGGATTTCACACCTACTTGTCCAAGAGAAATTTATGACGAACAGATAGATGGAATGGAAACCTATCTTGATGTGCTTGTAGACAGGGCAAATATAGAAGGAATTGATTTGTCGGATTTCTAATCTTCCTTCTAATCCAATTTGTTATTTTGATGTGTAACAGGTTGAAACAAAGAATAAATAAAATCAAAGAAAACCCTTGACACATCTAACAAATTGATATAAACTGAAACACGTTGACACATGATTTATCGCCCTTTCACGGCGGTAACACGAGTTCGATTCTCGTCGGAGTCATATTGAAAATAAAGGCTTAACCAAGCGGATTCGCAGGGTTGAGCCTTTTGTTTTTCTTGATGTTATTTAACCTAAAATTTTGCATTTCTTGTCTTTTTTCTAGTCTGTTTTTATGTTACAATATCTTTAGAATAGATTTGGGGACACCTCACATCCGTTCGGGCAGGTATGAGATATCTGCCCTCCTTTCTAAAAGTCAACAGGTTCATGTTTTTTATCATCAAGGGCGGTATTCGGCACAAGTACCGCCCCTCCTTTCTAAAATAAAAGCGAACGAGAAATTTTCCGTTCGCTTTTCGTTCGTTATGCGGTTGTTACTTCCCACTTCCCACTTCTTTGTCTTTAGGCACTTCTCGTTTCCCGAAATAAAGTCGTTCCATTTTATCACGATTTGCTTTCTGCATTGTTTCAGCGTATTGTGCGTCATCCATAGCTTCTTTCAGCCTTTGCGCTGTTATATCCCTGTCATTGTCATAGTTTATCTGCCTTTTATTCATATCGTTTACCTCTAACCCTATTATACTCTAATGTTTACATTTAGTAAAATAAAATTTAATCAAAAATAAAAAATAATCCTTGACAAAAAAGTTTATTGCAAATAAACTAGACTTATCTTGAAAAATTCGATTCAAGGGAAAGGAGTAGAAATGGTAGCAGAAAATCCTATTGTTCGTGATGATTTCCTATACCCGAAACTTAGAGGACGTATAGTTGAAAAATTTCAGAACGTAGCTAACTTTGCAAGAACTATCGGCGTAGAGCCTAATGTCATATCACGGAAACTTAGTGGTAAGATTGGTCTTACAAAGAATGACATTAAGCTATGGAGCAATCTGTTAGAGATACCACTTGAAGAAATCGGTATATATTTTTTTACAGATTGAGTTTATCAAACATAAACAGGTGTGCTTATGAAAAAGTTTATTACTGTAGCTGAACTGCATGAATTAACGGGGCTTAGTGTTCACACAATAAGAAACCGTGTTCAAAAAGGCACTTACAAGACTCTTACTAGAAGCTCTAAGAATGAAAAAATTTTGATTTACTACGATTCGATATTTGCTGATGGAGAGTTGAAACAGACGGAATGAGGGGAAATGAAAAGGTTTATCGGACTATTGATGTGTCTGCTTCTGATAGCAGGATGTTTGTCCGTATCTCAAACAGACGAGGGAGATGAAAAGGTAGCAGTTGTTGATACTAAGAAAATTGAATATTTGACAGATGAACAACTTTCACTTCTTTATTCCTGTAAGCAGGATATCAGAAAAAAGGATGATTCTATCGTTGAATTATCGCAATCCGATGCATGGCTGTTGATGCAGGTTGGCAGATGTGAGGGTGGAGCTTCTTTAATCGGACAGATGTGGGCTATGAGAACCATCTTAAACCGATTAGATGCAGGATGGTCTGATTCTCTGTTAGGCGTTCTTACAATGGATAACCAATTTGAGGTTATTTCAAGCGGAAAGTACAAGAGTGCAGATATCAATGTTGAAACTCATTTGGCTTTGGCTTGTATCGAGAGCGGTTGGGATGACACCGAAGGAGCTTTGTATTGGGAATCCAATACTAATTCAGATGAATCATGGCACAAGAAGAATCTAACGTTCATCAAAGAAGTTGCAGGAAACATTTATTACAGGTAACTAGAAATATTTGTCTGTATCATTGGTGGGTTGTTACCCATCAATGTATTAATCCTTTCAGAAAGAAAACAAAATTATAAAGTTTCCGTGCCTAGCCATACCCAACTAAGTCAATTAACATGATGGCTCTAATAGCACATACTATAAAGAACAGGACAATATAGGACAATACAGGAAAAGACAGGACAAGACAATATATAAAAAATTAACAACTCACCTGTGATGCAGACAAATAAAAAGCGATTAAGTTCGCACCTTAACCGCTTTTAGGAGTTGGAATTACTATCAGTATGATTTCTAACTCCGATTCTAACACATTATTTCAAATTAGAAAAGGAGAAAAAATTATGGCAACAAAGAAAACAGAAAGTAACGTATTTGAGATTAAACCCTTGGATATTCAGAAGTTATCAATTCGTATTAAGGGTGACTCGCCATTGATTGTTCACGCTTGGAGCGAAAAAGCAAAAAAACAAATTCTTGATAAACAGATGAAGATTACAAAAACTTCTGCGAAAGAAGCACGAAATCCATATCGAGAGTTTATTGATTCAATGTATTGGCTTACGCCAAAGCCCGAAGCTACACCCGATGCGTTTGCAGAAGCCGTAAAGAATGGCGCAAAGTGGGGTTTTCCTGTGACGGGAATTAAGCAAAGTGCTAATTCAACAGCATACAGACTTGGTTGGACTCCTAATCAAACCATGCTTAGATGCGCTTATTTTATAGAGAGTGAGTATGGAGAATTGTTTGAAATCAAGGGTTCAATTCCCGAAATACGTGAAGATAACGTCACAATCGGCATGGGAACTGCGGATTTGCGTTATCGTGCAGAATATAAAGATTGGTATGCAGATATTGTTGTAAGTTATAACAGGTCGGGTGCATTAACACTTGAACAGATACTTAACATAATCAACGCAGGTGGCTATTCGTGCGGACTTGGCGAATGGAGAGCCGAAAAAGACGGTATTTTTGGGCGTTATCATATTGAGTCTAGCAACACTATTAGCGATTAAGCGATTTGGCAGTTTTGGTATGGTTCTCTATGGTGGGTTTTGTTATGGTTACGTTGGTTTTGGCAGTTATGGTGCGTTATGTTGCGTTAAGGAAAGGTGCGCTATGGCGGGATTTGGTAAGGCAGTTAAGGCGAGGTGCGGTTAGGTATGGTAGTTTCGGGTTTGTTAAGTTGAGGTATGGTGAGTTATGGCAGTTACGGCACGTTAAGTTCAGTTGAGGTAAGTTCAGTTTCGGTGAGGTTTGTTATGGTATGGCAGTTTTGGTGGGTCATGTTATGGCAGGGTCTTGTACGGTCTTGTTAGGTTTGTTGGGATAAGGCAGTTAAGGTTAGGTGAGTCGAGGTTTGTTTAGTCGAGGTTAGGTGAGTTGTTGCAGTTATGGTGTGTTTAGGTAGATTTGGGTAAGTTATGATTAGGTCAGTTTAGGCAAGGCGTGGTTCTTATTAAATTTAAAAAGGAGTTTGGATATGGTTTATTCATGGAAAACATTTCAATATTCTGTTTCTGCTGATGTTGCAGGAAAAGAATTTGAAAAGATTGAAAAAAAATACGGGAAAGTTACATCGGAACTGCTTTTGCAAAACGCAGAACCTATAGAATCCCCACTACATGAGCTTTTCGAGTGGGATGATGCTGTAGCAGGTCGTAAATACCGACTTTCACAGGCTACAAATATTATCATCAATCTTGCTGTAGAGGTTGAAAAGGAACAGAAACCTAAGAAAATCCGTGCGTATTATAACGTGAGTGATACCGAGAAAAAGGGACGTTTTATTAACGCTGAAACAGCATTTTCAAATCCCGATACAAAAGAAATTATTCTGAAAAGAGCTTATCGTGAAATGCAATCTTTTGTGCAGAAATACGAGAACCTTACAGAATTTGCGCCTGTATTTAAGGCGATAGAATCAATCAAAAAAGACATATTAGGAGATGAAGCAGATGAACAACTTGAAGATTGAACAACAGCAGGGACTTATCACCACTAACCTTGACGCTATCGAAACTGAAATAAAAGAAAAGATGGCTGAATACAAGGATTATGTAGTCAGCGAGGATTCGATTAAGTCCGACAAAAAGGTTTTAGCAGATTTGCGTAAGACCAAAAAGGAACTTGATGACGCAAGGAAAGAAGTCAAAAAGGCTTGGTTAGAGCCGTATGAGAAGTTTGAGGAACGCTGTAAGGCAGTAATAGCCTTGGTTGACGAGCCTATCAACCTCATAAATGACCAATTAAAGCTGTTTGACGAAGAACGTGTCGCAAGAAAACGTGAACACGTCAAAGAACTTTATGACGAAGTTATGAGCAAGCAAGGCTTAGAGCGTTTTTTGCCACTTGAAAAAATCTACGATTCAAAGTGGGATAACGTTTCTGTAAAAGACCAAGATATCCTGTTTGATATTGACGGGATGGTGCTGAAAGTCAAGAACGACTTAACAGCTATTAGAGCTTTAAACTCTGAAATCGAAGACGAGTGTATTGAAACTTATTTGAGATTCAATAACGACTTGTCAATGGCGATTCAGAGAAATTCACAGTATCTTGCAGATAAACAGAAGATTGCTGAACAGGCTAAAGAAGTGGCTAATCCCGAACCTCAAACAGAAGTAGTTGAGGAAACTCCTAAGTCTGCACCATTACAGCAGTTGGATGACCTTGCTAAGACTATCCGTATGCACCACTTCATTGTAAGCGAAGCAGATGCAGAGGAAGTTAGAAACTTGCTTAATTTAAGCGGAATAACATTTAGGGAGGAATAAAAAGTATGAACGTGTATGAAAAGTTATTGGTTGTACAAAAGAAGCTAAACGCCCCCAAATCGAAGTTCAATAAGTTTGGGGGATACAACTATCGTTCTTGCGAAGATATTTTGGACGGTGTGAAACCTTTACTTGTTGAGGTTAAAGCCACATTATTCATGACCGATGATGTGGTTCAGATAGCAGAGAGAATCTATGTAAAGACCACGGCTAAGTTTGTTGACATTGAAAGCGGAGAAGCCGTTGAAAACACGGCATTTGCAAGAGAACCTTTGGCTATGAAGGGCATGGCAGACAGCCAAATTACAGGAGCATCTTCCACTTATGCTAGAAAGTATGCGCTAAATGGACTTTTCTGCATTGATGATACTGTAGACGAGGACACAAGCGAAGTATCTGATGAAGAAAGAAAAAAGGCTGAACAGGCTAAGAAACAGGCTGATAAAGAAGCCCAAGATAAGCAAAAAGCTCAAAGACAGGAGCAGATAAAGAATGAGCAGGATGCTCAAAAGACGGATGAACAGAAAAATCAAGAAATGATAAATTCTGTAGACCCTAGACTTCTTCCTACCGAGGATGATGTTATGTCAAGGGCGCAGTATGACTTCTTGATGGAGCAGATTCAGCGTACAGGAGCGCATGATGATGTTGTTAAGTACGCTAAAACAGATGATTTAAGCAAGCTCAATTCTAAGAAGTGCGTGGCTATTCTTATCGGACTTTTGAAACGCCCTACTAAGGAGCAGACTAATGGCTGAGTTTACAGGAAATGCGTTACAAATCGTATCTTTTCTGATGGGTGATGGGGTAGATAAAAGTGCTTTATGGGATTTATCTACCCATAAAGAAGCCCATACAAACCAACAGAGAAAATATTTCCACAGGCTTGTTGGACTTTTGGCAAGAGGTGAACAGCAAACCTTTAATGAGAAGAAAAACGAGCTTATAAGACATTACGGAAACCAAAAATTTCTTTTCGACAAGGAAGGTAAGCCCGTAGTGGTTTATCTTCCCGATAACGACAACTACAAATATTCTGAAAGCCATTATTATCCACTAAATTATGGTGGAAAAGTGCAAAACGATAAAGGCAGGGGAATAGTTGTAAGAGCTTTTCTTCAATTAGAGGGAACAAGTCGCTACAACATCAAGGAATACTTGGAACTTATAGATGGTACAAGAAATGAGTGTCTAGGCTCGGGTATCCCAATGAGCGAAGTGGAAACCTTTGAGGAAAAAAGGCTTATGGATATGTTGCGATTACAGGCTGAAAAAGAGGAAAAGAAAAACAATGGGGCAGAGGGAACTAAGCAAGAGCATAATCCCGAACAATGACGAGTATTGCTATCTTTGTAAGCAGGTTGGGCGATACATCGAGGGAACTGATTCTCACCACATGTTATTTGGAAACAAAAAAGCATTTGCGGATAAAGATGGTTTAACCATTCAGCTTTGCCATAGACACCACATGCGATTACACCAACAGCAGGAACATCAATTAGAGTTGAAACAACTAGCAGAGCGTGTGTGGTTAGAGCATTACAACAAAACTATTGATGATTGGATAGAGAGGTACGGGAAGAATTTCCTGTAAATGGGAAAAGGAATGATTAAGTGTGATAAAGGCGTAATTGAAATCAAAGGAACTTCTGCACAGTTACTTTCAGAAGCTATAGGCATCCTTAAATCTCTTGTTGCAGATAAAGTAATAGAACCAATGGGCGTTATGGCTATAGCGAGTATTGTTTTAGAAGATGCAGGATTTAAGGTTGTTCGTGGGACAGAAGAAGATTTAAAGAGAATCTTTGAAGAAACGTTAGATGATGATGACGATTCGGATGATTCGGATGACTCAGATGATTCAGATGGATTTGATGAAGATGATATTTTCAAATTCTTAAGAGGTGACAAATGAGTAGTCTAAGCATTGGAAATATGCAGGATATGATAAACGACTTTTCAAGTGGGCTATACAACTTCACTAAGGACGGAAAATGTAGTGAATGCGGTTCATGTTGTTCACGCTATCTTGCCATGAATCAGAAGGAAATCAATACCATCCGAGAGTATATCAAAAGGCATGGGATAAAACAGCAGAAACACGCTATTTTCGTGCATAAAGACCCGCTTTTTGATGCGACCTGCCCGTTTTTGGATGACACAAAACCAAACCATAAGTGCCTTATCTATCCCGTAAGACCGCTTATCTGTAGGGAATTTCGGTGCGACAAGTGGCATGAAATAGATAAGGACAGCGTGTTATATAAGTCTAATTTACACCCTGTAGATGTGACAGAGGTGTTCTTTGGAAAAGGTTGAAACACCGAGGGGAATCCCTAAAAGAAACTACTCCTAATTGGCTCAAAATAAGGAATTATCACAGGATTCTATCAAAACTATTTGTGAAAGCCATTGTAAAATCCGATGGCTTTATCAGAGCCATCGGTGATTGGAGGTGTTAATGAATCCTTTATACAGATTTTACTTGGATGAAGAAACAGGAGAGATTACTAGAACTGTAATCGATAATTACCATACGGTTCATCCATCTAAATATCTTCCAAACAAAGTACATTACGTGTACAGGAATAAGAATGGAATCAGCCATGATGTTCATGGTGAAAACATAGATAAATTCGTGAATTGGCAGGTCTACTCATTTTCTGAAAGCGAAGAAAATGCAAGGGCTGTTATCTTAGATAATTTAAGAATGCGCTACAAGAAAGCGATTTTGGATACTAAGAGATTTGCTACTGTAATTGACAAGTTAGGGGGATTTGGAAATGGGGAAAATCAACAGCAAAGCTAAAGGTGCTAGGTATGAAAGAGAGTTAGCATCTAAGCTATCAGATTATGGTTATGATGCAAGAAGAACAGCACAGTATTGTGGTAATACAGGTGATGCATCTGATGTTATTGGGTTAGACGGGATACACATAGAAGCTAAACATCAAGAAAAAATCAGTATCTATGATTGGATGGCACAGGCTATTCATGATAGCGGAGAGAACGGGAAAGGAAATCTCCCTGCTGTATTTTTCAGAAAAAACAATGCGGAAACTTTAGTTTGCATGAGATTAGAAGATTGGATTCAACTCTATAGAGAGTGGGATTCGTCTAACAAGATTGGGAGAAAAGATGGTTAAATCATTCATTTTTGATTCAGATAATGTAAGCCCTGTCTATAAAGTAATAGGGATTGTATATACAGAAAATGGGTGTTGTAAAGATAAGCCTGTTTTGATAACGAAGAATAATTATCATGGGGGAGTTAATTATTCATGCCAATGTATTTGTGGAACGTGGTGTACGACAGGACACCCGACACCAACAGGGGCGTTGAAAGACTACCAAACAATGTCGAATGGGGGAATACCATTAAATGACAACTATGATTAAGCAGAGGGGGAAACGCTGATGGGGCAACAAAAACAGGTCAAGAGGTACTATTGGTTGAAACTTAAGGAAGAATTTTTTCAAGATAAAGAAGTTAAGAAATTAAGGAAGATAGCAGGTGGAGATACCTATACTGTTATCTATTTGAAGCTCATGTTATTGAGTCTTAAAAGTGATGGAAGGTTGTATTTTGATGGTGTTGAAGAAACTTTCCATGAGGAACTTGCCCTTGAAATAGACGAAGATGCAGAGAACGTAAGGATTACCCTTATGTATCTTGAAAAGATGGGCTTAGTTCAGATGAAAGATGATGACGAGATGTATCTCACACAGATGGACTCATTGATTCTATCTGAAAGTGAATCTGCACAGAGGGTTCGTAAACATAGAGCCAAGATGAAACAGATAGAACTTGGTAACGGACAACAGTTAGCTGAAATCGGGATGAATGATGAACCCGAAAGCCCCATCGAAGCACCGCAACCTGTACTTGAAGAACCAAGTAACGATGATGTAACAAACAGTAACACATATACAGAGATAGATACAGAAGCAGAGAAAAAAGCAGAAGAAGAAAAGAAAAAGAAGAAGGAAACAAAACATATCTTTGGTGAGTATTCTCATGTACGTTTGACGGATACAGAGTATGAACGTCTTTGTAGTGACTATGGAGAGGATGCTGTAAAAGACGGAATAGACAACGTAGACAAGTATTGTCAAATGTCGGGCAGGACGTATAAGGATTACAACCTTGTACTTCGCAGTTGGGGTATTAAATCACCCAAATTAAAGAAACCCATGAATGCATTACCGCCGAAGGAAGATGATGATACGCCAAGTGATGAATGGACTAGACATTTTGAGGATTAAGGATGGGAATGTATGAATTTAAACCCGAAGATGCATACGATTTTGCCCGTCACATGGGAATAAAGACGTATGAGAGGAACGGGAAATTACACTTTCAGAAATGCCCTATGTGTAACAGGGCTACCAATGATAAAAAGACATTCGCTATAAGCCTTAAGACGGGACAATTTAAGTGTCTTAGGGAAACATGCGGATACCAAGGAAACATGCTTACATTGGCGAAAGATTTTGATTTTTCGCTTGGAAATATAACTGATGAATACTATAGACCAAAGAGAAAGTTTAGAACTTTTAAGACACCCGAAAAAGCGATAGAGCCTAAAGAACCTGCGATTGCTTACTTAGAATCGAGGGGAATTAGTGCGGAGATTGCAAGGAAGTATGAGATAACCACACAGACAGGAAAAGATAATATCTTGGTTTTTCCGTTTTTTAACGGGAATGAAAAGCTAGAGTTTATCAAGTATCGTAAGACGGATTTTGATAAGTCTAAAGATGCTAATAAAGAGTGGTGCGAAGCAGATAGTAAGCCCATCTTATTCGGGATGAAACAATGCAACCTTGAAAATAAAACACTCATAATATGCGAAGGGCAAATTGATTCACTTTCTGTAGCACAGGCAGGAATTGAAAACGCCGTATCCGTTCCGAATGGTGCGAAGGGCTTTACTTGGATTTCCTACTGTTGGGATTGGGTTAATCAGTTTGATACGCTTATTGTTTTTGGTGATTACGAAAAGGGTCGCATAACTCTCTTAGATGAACTGAAACAACGTTTTTCAAGACTAAGGATTAAGCATGTAAGAGAAGAAGATTATAAAGATTGCAAGGACGCTAATGCGATACTTCAAAAGTATGGCGAAGCTCATGTAAGAACTTGTGTGGAGAACGCTGTAGACGTTCCTGTAGAGCAGGTCATAGAACTAGCAGATGTGCAGGACGTAAATATCTACGATATCGAAAAGATGAAATCGGGTATCAATGATTTGGACGCTATGTTATATGGCGGTCTGTTTTTCGGTGGAGTAACGATAATTAGTGGACGTAGCGGAAAAGGTAAGAGTAGCCTTGCAAGTCAAATTCTTGCGAATGCTTTGGAGCAGAAATATAAGTGCTTTGCCTATTCGGGAGAGCTTGCGAACCATCTTTTCAAGGCATGGCTTGATTATCAGCTTGCAGGAAAGAACCATATTCAGACATACACAACAAGGTACGGCTCAGAAGGATACAAGATATCCGATGCTAATAAGAGCTTAATTAAGGAGTGGTACAGGGATTACATCTACATCTATGATTCATCTGCTGTAGAAGATGAAACCAAAGGACTTGTAGAACTTGTCGAAGAAGTAATATCCCGATACGGAGTAAGAGTTATCTTGATTGATAATCTTATGACCGCACTTGATTTGGATATCAGCAAGGAGAACGACAAATACGAGCGACAGAGTAAGTTTGTAAAAGCTCTTGTAAGAATAGCCATGAAATACAACGTGCTTATCCTGTTGGTGGCTCATAAGCGTAAGAATATGGCTTATGGAATTGAGGAAAGTGACGAGGTAAGTGGTTCTTCCGATATCACTAATTTAGCTTCAATAACACTTAGCTACGATATGGGTAGCAAGAAGGAGATTGAGCAGGGAGAGATTCTTCCCGAGCAGAGGAAACTTAAACTTCTGAAAAACAGGGTATTTGGTGTTACTAATCCCGAAGGATGGGTACTTGATTTTGAACCTAAATCCAAAAGGATATACGGAGAGCATGATGACCCTAACAGAGAGTACGGATGGACAAAAGAACTTGATGATGGATTCGATACAGCCGAAGGAATGGATATTCCGTGGGAGATGAATGAATGAATAAAGAACAGCTAGGTAAATTCAAAGAAAAACTATATGAACCTTACTTAGAAGCGTGGGGTATTGTGGCTACATTAAGAGAAGCAGATTTGTCGCAGGATGATGTTTGGAATAAGTATTTTGAATCCTGTAATGCTTTCTACGACAAGTATAAAAATTCTTTCCATCCCGCTATGCGAGAGTTTTGTTCATCTCTTTACAGAGTGATGTTAGATGCAGGAGATTGTGCAAAGAAGGTGTGGGATGGCGAAATGTAGCAAGGATTGTTTAAATTGTCCGCTTAAACGCTGTAAGTACGACTTAAAAGATGAAAAGGAGCTTTTCAGAGATACTTCACCTAATCCTGTAAAGGAAAAGAAGGGAAAAAGCCGTGAGATAGTCGTAAATCATAAGCGTGGCAGACCTAAAAAAGAGCGTGAGATATCTTATTGGGATGAATGGTACGCAAAGAATAAAGAAAGATGCAAGGCAAGAAGTAAAGCCCGATATCAGCTTAAAAAAGATGAAATAAAAGAAAAGAGTCGGGAATGGCGCAGAAACCATAAGGATTATTACAAAAATTGGTACAGGAAAAGAAAGGAGAAGGAACATGACAACAACAGAGAGAGTGAGAGCCTTATTGGGTAATCTTAAGAATTGGTCTTGGGACATAGAACCTCAATTTAGGATAGAAAAAGAAGATGCAGACGCATTAAGGGAGTATTTGGCAGATGATAAAGAAGTTACTTCAAACGCTACGTGCAGAGCTGACAACTAAGAAAATCAATAGGTGCAGGAAGAACTGCTGTGATTGCAAACACTTAGAGATGATACCCTTTGATGACTTTCGTTGCATGAATCCTAAGAGTGAACTGTTTCATTGTAACGTAGACCCATTAGAGGATATTTGTAAAGATTTTGTAGAAAAGGAGTAAGGGGAGATTATGAAAGCATTTATCAAAGACAGAACAGTAAAAACAAAGACAACAAAATCAAGTGAGGTGCTTAAGCACTTAAAGGTGAAGGGACATATCACTTCACTTGAAGCCTTTCAGCTTTATGGAGCGACTAGATTATCCGCTATCATATTTGAGCTTAGAAAAAAGGGCTACAACATCAAGACTACTGATGGTACTTGTATTGACAGGTACGGGCATAAGTGCAATTTTGCAAAGTATGTGCTAATTGAGGATTAAGTATGGAATTTTGCGCATGGTGCGGACGAGAGCTAAATGGATGGTATTTAAAATATCATGAAAAGAAATTCTGTAGGTATGGCAATGATATTTGTCTTAAGAATTATCTGTTTGACGAAGCAGATGATGAAATCGAAATGGATAAGTATACGGACGATGACTACAGGATGGACTATGTAACATGGATGGAAGATAGGGGTCTTGATTGACCCTTATCTGAAACAGGAGATTGGAATGGATACGCAGAATTGGATTTTCACCTTTGGATACGGTCAAAAACATGCAGGATATTATGTCAAAATTCACGGAACATATAGTGAAGCTAGGCAGGAAATGATAAGCAGATACGGCACACAATTTGCATTTCAGTATTCAGAAGAAGAATGGGACAAATGGGTGAAACAGGCAGAGGAACAGGCTATTGCAATATATGGAGATAAGAGATTTGCCATGATTGAGAAGGAGCTTAAATGACAGGTAAAGAAGCGTGGAATCTTATTCAAGATAAAATAGACCCTATGGAACACCCCGAATTTAATAATGCTGAAATGGCAGAAGCCTTTTGTCTTTGCTACATAGCATTTAAGGAATACGACAAAAATCACGAGCCTAAGAAAAAGTGTAGGGATTGTAAGTGGTTGACGGGACGATATTCAATCGTTGGTATTGAATGTTTGAATCCTCAAAAACATTTCAGAAATAAGTCTACTGCTTGTTTTAAGTATCCTCATACACCTGCTTGTAAATTATATGAAGAAAGAGGGAATTGATATGGATGCTTATTTCAAACTGAAATTTTTCGAGGAAATCATTGGATTTGTTTTTGTTTTTGCTGTAATCATATTTATGATTTGGCAATGGCGCAGATAGGAGTTGAGAATGGAAAAAGTTATCATACAAGTATTTGCTGTAATTGCGATTTTTTTAATTGGTTATCGAATGGGCTTTATCGCCTGTTTTAAATACCTTGAAAAAGAATTAAAGGAGCATAAAAATGAGCAGAGTCACGGCAACAGCATGGGGACTAATCAAAAAGTGGGATAAACAACAGACAGGAAGGAAGATAAAGAATGGGGAATTACCAAAGCCTAAACGTATTAAATCAAAGGTCATTTTTAGATGATTTAAGAGATATAGATGCGGTGAGTGAAGTAACTGCCATGATAAGTGCATCGGGCAACAGAAGCACCCGTAGAAGGGTTGAAAAAGCCCTAAATAAGACACAGAATATCACCCGTCATGCTGATAAAAAGGCAACAGAGAGAGCCAATAAAAAACTTGCTGATAAGGCAGAAGAAGATATGGTTTGGCTATATTCTATGGCAGGGCTAACACTTTTTAAAAAATATCATTGGAGCAATGATGGTGAACACGGACAGATAGAAGCGTTTTTTGACAAGATGACTTCGTTAATGAATCAGTACAATGATATGGGTTATACAGTTAATGATTGTGCTAAAGAACTTGAAGAACTTACGGGAATACAACTTGTAACGGAGAAACACTAACATGGAAATAAAACTAGGGATGAAATTTTCTTGTTTCGCCTGTAATAGAACAATAGAAGTTACAGAGAAGAGTCTTTTAAGATGTTGGGACGGGATGTATCTCACCTGTCCTTATTGTAGAAGAAGCATTAGTATAGAAAGCTATAAAAGTAGGGGAAAGATATGCGAATAAAACTTCATAGTCCTTATCATCATTTTCCACATCATGAACCTGTTGAGGGAAAAGATTATATTGATTGCTATAACGACAGCTTTGTAATGAGTGAGAAACCCGAAAATTGGGAGAAAAGCATAGCACTTCTCATAGAACCTAGACCACTTCAACCTAAAGTCTATGAGTTTGTTGAGCATAATTACGGCAGGTTTAAATATGTTTTTACCCATGACTCTATTCTTCTGAATAAACTGCCTAATGCAAAGATGATTATTTGGGGTGGTGTATATGATTGGAGTGACGAGCCAAAGGATTTCACACGCCCGATTTCTATGGTGGCTAGTTGGAAGGAACAAGCCCCTGTAAGGATTCAGAGAAAACAACTTGCATTTGAGCTTAAAGGGAAGATAGATACTTACGGAACATTTGATGGTGGCGAAATGGCTACTACTAAACAGATATATGGGAAGTATCCTTTTTCTGTTGTTATAGAAAATCACATTGATGATTGGTGGGTAACAGAAAAGATATGTAACTGTTTTGCCTGTAGGACAGTACCGATTTATTATGGTGCTAGAAAAATCGGAAAACTCTTTAATTCAGATGGAATAATAATCTGTAATAGTATTGATGAAGTAAGAAATGCTGTAGATTATGTTTTACTTCATGCAAGGCAGGAATACTACTTAAGAAAAAAGGCAATAGAATGTAACTTTATTGCTGTTGAAGATTATTCTTCATTTGAGAATTGGTTTTATGTACATTATGGGGAATTACTTGACAAAATGGGGGAGAGTAAATGAAGCTGAGTATTATTATTCCGTATTACAATTTAAAGCCATATACAGATGAATTATTGGATTGTCTTGAACCTCAAATCACGGATGATGTTGAGGTTCTTGTCGTAGATGATGGGTCAAAGATTCCTTATAAGACAAAGTATAAATGGGTTGAAATAATCCGCAAAGAGAATGGCGGTGTATCTTCCGCTAGAAACTTGGGAATTGAGAAAGCCCGTGGAGAATATATTTCTTTTATTGATGCCGATGATTTGGTGGCGGTTGATTATGTGAAACAGATACTTGACAAGATAGACACCGAACATTTTGATTATCTTGAAATGTCATGGAAGTCACTTGCAGGTGGCGCACAATGGAGTCAAAAACTGAACAGTATCAAGGATAGTCTACCCAATCCTAGTGTTTGTACAAGAGTATTCAAGAAATCTTTTATAGGTGATGTTAGATTTAATGAAAAAAAGTTTTCCACGGAAGATGATGAATTTAAGAGGAAACTTTATTACTACATTGGTGAGAATACTAAAAAGGCTGTAATAACAGACTATCTATATTTCTACAGGACAGCCGTTGAAGATTCAAAATCGAAAAGATTCTTAAAGGGAGAACTCCCAACTAAGAGGATTATTTATTACTTCAATCATATTACGGCTGATATGAAGTACCTTATTGACGAGGTTGCTAAAGAAGATGAATTAAATGAGGTATGGGTATTAACCAATCAGAATGATATCCCCGAACTTGAATACTATGCTCATGTAAAGAAGCCTTTTAGGGTTGCAGGAATGGAACTGCGTGGAGAGCCTTATAATAACTTTACTCTTATACCGCAAGCCCTGTTTACGCAGGTAGCCATTTGGACGAACAAGACTCTTGAAATTGGCGGTATAGAGTCATTCATTTATAATTTTTGTGTGAGCCTAAAGAACGACTACGATATTACTGTTCTATACGGCGATATGTCTGATAAGCAGAGGTACAGGCTTGAAGAACATGTTGAGGTTGTTAAGAATAACCCGAAACGTACTGTAATCTGTGACACTCTTATAGTTAATAGGCTAAAAGATACTATTCCGAGTAATATAAAGGCAAAAAGAGTAATTCAGATGTGCCATACTTGTGTTAGAGATGATATGCATATCCCGCAGGACAGAGATGAAATTGTATGCGTATCGGATGCGTCTAAGGAGAGTTTTGCGGAAGAAGCAAAGGATAGCATTGTACTTCATAATCTTTTTGTTAAACCCAAAATAACAAAGCCACTTCTTTTAGTATCTGCCACAAGACTTGATACAAAAGACAAAGGGCAAAAGAGGATGCTTAAACTTGCAAGGGAAATGAACAACAGGGGGATACCCTTTGTATGGCTTTACTTCTCCAATGTGAAACTTGATAATACACCGCCCAATATGGTATGTATGCCACCTACCCTTGACGTAGTTAATTACATTTCTATGGCTGATTATTTAGTACAATTATCTTCAAGTGAATCCTTCTGTTATTCAATAATAGAGAGTCTTACCTGTGGCGTTCCTGTACTGTGTACAGACCTTCCTGTTTTATCTGAATTAAACATCAAGGATGGAGAAAATGCTTATGTCTTCCCGTTGGAAATGGATGAACCTTATGACATTGACAGGATATTCAAAAATCAATTAAAAGGCACTTTTAAGTACGATTATGATAACAAGAAGATAATAAAGCAATGGAAGAAAATACTTGGAAATACGAAGCCTACAGGACGATATAACCCATCTGCAACTCCGAGGGTTATGGTTAAGGTTAATGTGAAATATAATGACCTTGTTTTGAACAGGATTCTATATCCGAATGATATTCTAATGATGAAAACAGAAAGGGCATATTATCTTCAAAACACTAAGAAGTTTGTTACTGTTGTCGATGATGGTAAACTAATGTAAAATATCTGTAGAGCCGTTGAGCCGATTACATTTTGTAGTCGGCTTTTTTGTTTATGAAAGAGAGGTAATCTTATGCAATGGATTAGCGATAATTGGAGCTTATTAGTTGTCATAGCTGTTATTTGCGTTTACTTTATTTTCGCAGGTAAAAAGTCAGTAATGAAATGGCTTCTTTACGCTGTTTCTATGGCAGAATCCGACCTTGGTGGTGGTGTTGGTAAACTGAAATTAGTGCAGGTTTATAATGACTTCATTGCCCGTTATCCAATTTTATCTAAGATTTTACCGTTTTCCGTATTCAGCCTATGGGTTGATGAAGTTCTCGTTGAAATGAGGAAACTCATAGAAGAAAATGTGAAATTTAAAGAGATTATTGAAGGTGGTTCAGAGCTATGAGTTATATTCCCGATTACAAAGATGAAAGGGGGAATAACCTATGGCTGTTTTAATCGCACACGCTAGTTCAGATGAAAATAAAAGTGCAAAAGGCGGTCAAGCGGGCGACCAAACAGGGAGAGAGGTCTGCATACGTGAATGGTACAATAAGCCGTGGAACGTGATGATAAGATTTAAAGACCCTGTAATGGCAAATAAAGTTGCCGATTGCATGGAGATGGCTTGTGACAATAATTTTCTTGGTTACGACCAAAATCAACGCAATTCCCTGTTGGTTAAAGCAAGAAAGTACAACTACAATGTTTCAAAAGTTACTGAACCATGCGAAACAGATTGTAGCGCACTTGTTTCCGTAGCCTGTATGTATGCAGGAATCCCCGAGAGTACACTTACACTTCATGGTAATTGCGCCACAACAAGAACCTTAAGACAGATACTTAAATCCACGGGCGAAGTGGAGATTTATACTACACCCTCGTATACTTCTAAATCAGATAAATTAAAGAGGGGCGACATTCTTCTAAAAGAGGGCGCACACGTTGTCGTGGTTGTTAAAACAGAAGGAAACCCATACAGGTTATCTTCATCACTCCTTAAGGAAGGAAGTATGGGTGAATCTGTAAAGTGGTTACAGTATGAGCTTAACGCTAACGGAGCTAAATTAAACGTTGACGGGGCGTTTGGAAAGCAGACAAAACTTGCCGTACTTCTTTATCAAAAAGACCACGGACTTGTATGTGATGGGGTTGTTGGTGTTAAGACATTAGAAGCTCTGAAAAACAAGAAACCTGTGAAAAAATCTTCCGACAATGAGAAGGTTATTTGGGATTATTTAATCAAGAAAATACCAAACCCTTATGCCGTTGCAGGACTCATGGGTAATTTAAGAGCGGAGAGTGGACTTAATCCTAAGAATCTTCAAAACACTACTGAAAAGAAATTAGGAATGAATGACGAACAGTACACATCTGCTGTAGACAATCAGACCTATAAACATTTTACTTCCGATAATTGCGGATATGGTATTGCTCAATGGACTTCATCGGGAAGAAAAAAAGCCCTGTATGAGTTCCGTGGTAATCGCTCTATAGGAAGTTTGGAAATGCAATTAGACTTCCTGTGGCATGAGCTTAATACATCCTATAAGAAAGTGCTTAACGGAATTTTATCTTCAAATTCCGTAAGAGAAGCATCGGATATTGTTCTAACTAAATTTGAAAGACCAAAAATTCAATCCGAAGCTGTAAAAATAAAACGTGCCAATTTAAGCATGGAATACTTTAACAAATATGGAGGGAAACTTTAATGGGAAGAAGAAAGAAAACTGAGATTGTTGAGAATCCAACACCTATGAAAGAGGAAGATATGAATACACCTGTTGTTTCAGATGAAACAGAGGTTGCAGAGCCTATGCAGGTAGATGAACCTATACAGGAAGAAACTCCTGTGGAAGAAAAACCTGCGCCCGTAGCAAAAAGGCTGAAATCAAATTCCACTCTCATAAATGTTCGTGAGTCACCGAATGGAGAAGTGCTTTTCCGTCTGAATAGGGGACAGAAAGTTATGGTTGAAGAAGAGAAGGACGGATGGACAAAGATTTGTGCATACGTCATGACCGAACTTGTCGGAGAGCTTTAATGTGTAAGAGCCTAGATTATTCTAGGCTCTTTTAATTTTTATCAGATTTTAAAATATAATCTTTACTCGTTGCTTTAGTTTCGCCTGTCCTGTTAGTTCCCGTGGAATAAGGTCTGACCCAACCAACCTTACCACTTTTATAATGTCTGAATTTTCCACGAACATCCCAACCACTTTTATGCCTGTTATATTTCCGTTTTAGAGCGTTTTCTTTCTTCTGATATATTTTTATGGCATCCAAAAGAGAATGCTCTTTTTGACGGGAATTTTTAGATTTCGAGGTACTTTTACCTTGTCTTGAACTTTCGGATTCTACATATTCGTAGGGGCGATTTTTAGATTCGATTATCATGTACTGAATGAATGACATAGGGGGTACAATGTCTATGAAATCATTATTGTCCTTGTATAATTCTTCAAAGGATTTCTCCCTTGCTGTAGTAACAAATTTTGTAAGGGTTTCAAGATAACTCACCACATTGATTTCATGAGTGTATGTTTTAACGGGAAGTCCGTAATTGTCTAACTGAGCTTTAACAATCTTGATTTTCTGTTCATCACCCCTGCCGATTATCTCAACTTTGTATCGTTGAGTAAGCTCTGTGACATACAACATGAATGTATCCCATAAGAAGCCGTTAGTAAGTATATGCATCCAAGTGTCAAACAATTCCTGTTTGTCTTTTGGCAAGTGCATCATTGATTCAAGTTCCTTCATGGATATTCTGATTCGTTCCATAATATTCTCCTAAATGAAAAGCCCCGTTCAAAAGAACGGGACTTAATTCTACCTAAATGTATTTAATCAATTCTGCCGTAATTTCCTGCTTGTGTATATCCTGTATTCGGGTTTGTAGGCAGACCAACGATGTGCAATTCATCAACGCTGTAAACATATCCGTGCGCTTCGCCTGTGTAGCTGTAGCTACTTGCAGAACTCTGTGACTTCTTACCGCTAGTCTTTTCAGATTTCTTCCTCTTGGTGAATGCTCCGTTATTTGCATCGGAGTACAGCCCTTCTTCCTCTGCTTCATCGTCAAGGCACATATATTTCTTGTAGAATGCATCGGGGTCACGCTTGTAAAGGTCTGTTGCTGATTCTTCACTTGCGAAAGAAGTGATTGTTGTTAACTGAGCTACGATAAGAACTGCCATAAGTGCTGATATAATTTTCTTCATGATATTTTCTCCTTAGATTGAAATAATTAACGTGTTATCTCTTACAAGAAGCATCATTACTTTACGTGATAATACTTCTTCTGAAAGCTGATATGTAACATTACTGTTCCAATGGCTTTCAATCCTGTATTCAGTTGTATTTAATGTAATTGAAATAATATCCTGTACTGTCATCCACATTCACATTCTGAACCTGTAATTTGCATGAATTTTTCTTTTGTCAACTTTACATATCTGTTTGTTCTCTCGTTTAAAACAAACATAGGAAAGTATTCCAATCCGTTGATTGATTGTGATTCTATGTCTTGCTTTAATTCCAAGAAGGTTTCCCATGCATCCTTTGGTTTATTCCTGCTTTCAATAAAATTGTTAATATCTTTTTGTAAATCTAGCGTAATATTCATGTGATGATACCACCAATAATAAAAGCTATCCATTATATAATCTCCTTATCCTGCAAATGGAATACGGTATTTATCCTTAAGGATTGTGTTTATATCTTCTTCATCGACTCTTAGATATCTTTGAGTGATGTTGATTGAAGAATGGTTAAGGAAACGGCGTGTAAGCTCTATATCATTACCGCTTTCCCTGTAAATCGTCATTCCTGCATGTTTTCTGAATGAGTGGGTTGATATGTTCTCGTAACCATCTCCAAGACATTTACATACCTGTTGGATTTTCCATTGAAGAGTACGGATGTTGGTATCAAATATATAATCATTCGGCAATTTGTTGCGCCCTACAGCGTAAGCAATAACCATGTTATATATCTGTGACGGGATAAGGGTAGAACGGGTTTTCCCTGTCTTTTCCTCCTTGATATTGTAGTAGCAATCATTTCCGTGTTTGATAAAAGAGTTCATTGTGAGCTTCAAACAATCTCCGATACGCAACCCGCAATTTCCTGTAACTGTAAGGATAAGTGCCATTTCCTTATTTGGCTTTATCTTACCATTACCCTTGTATAAGAGATTGATGATAGCATCAAACTGTTCATCGGTGATACATGTTGTTTTCTTATTCATAATCAATTCTCCTTATATCCCATGATATCTGCCATTCTTTCTGCTTCTTCACGGGTCATATCTGCTGTAAGTGTAAGCCATAAAACATAATCATTACGGTCATAGAATATAACATTAAGTACCTTATCCATAATTACCTCCCATAGTATTTAAGAAAATCGTTACCAAAACTTGAAAGCTGTTCGTTTGTGAAGTCGTGCTGATTGTTAAGCTGTAAATCCATGACTACGTTGCAAATCTCGCTGTCTGTAAGTAGACCGCCCTGCAATCTCTGTGGCTTTTTGTTGTTCATGCCATCAAGGTAGAGCATATCGCCGTGTCCCTGTAACATCTCTGCACCGATTTGGTCTAACACTACCATAGAGTCTGTTCTTGACATAACAGACAGACAAACCCTAGCAGGAATGTTGGCTTTTATCTGACCCGAAATAACCTTAACAGTAGGACGCTGTGTTGCAAGTACCATGTGGATACCACTAGCTCTTGCTTTCTGTGCAAGTCTTACGATATTAGATTCAACAGATTTCTTGTAAGCTGACTCCATCATATCTGCCATCTCGTCAATCACAAGGACAATCTTAGGAAGTCTGTTGTCGGGATTTCTTCTGTTGTAATCATCAATTTCACGGCTACCTGCATTTGCCATAACTGCATAGCGTCTGTCCATCTCTTTACACAGCTTAGATAAGAGCGAGATAGCTTTCTGTGTATCAGTAATGTATTTGCAGTAGTGAAGATGTGAATAACGTCTGAACTCAACCATCTTAGGGTCAATGAGGAAAAGCTGTAAATCATCGGGAGTGTTACGCATAAGCAGGGAAGTAATAACACCATTGAGGAATACAGATTTACCACTTCCTGTTGTACCTGCAACAAGGAGGTGTGGCATCTTGGCAAGGTCACCATAGATGTTCTCACCTTTTGCATTCTGACCGATAGGAATGATTGTCTTTGAACGTTCCATCTTGTATCTGTTATCATGCATGAAGTCACCGAAAAGAACGGTAGAAGACTTCTGAGGGACTTCAACAACAATCTTTGCACCGTCATTGAATATCCTTGTTTCTTCGTTGTCTGTAGCGTATTTAATCTGTCTTGACAGCTTGTATGCCTTATTGATATTGTTCATGGGTCTGAACTTCATTGTGATAACGGATGCACCGTTAACACATTCAACGGGAAGGAGAGTAACATTCTCATTAAGTTCGATTGAGCGACGTATCTTTTCTGCATAAACCTGCGCCATGTTTGAGCTACCCTTTGAGGTATGATATTTGAATGTATTACCATATACAGGGTTGTATAACTTAGGAAGTCTGAATGGATAATCATATTCGTAGTTGTCAAACAAAGGGCTGTTATCTGTTGCTCCACTTACGCCTGTAAGAGTCCTTCCAAGTGCCATCAATCCTATTGAAAACTTCATCATTTTATTTGTATTTATCATTGTACGTATCCTTTCATCTTTAACCATGATTCATAATCACATTGACGTAACTTATTAGCATAATATCTTAATGATTTGTTGAACTGTTCTGTGTATATCTTTTCCATCATACCGTTTATGTCATCGGGTTTGATGAACTCTAAAGTCTGTTTATGTTCCTTAATCAGCTTTATAACTTCCTGTCGGATTTTTGCGCTTTCCTGTTCGTTGGTGTAATCAGAAATTGCTTTAGCTTCTTCACTAGGAACTACACATGCTTTAAATTCATGGTACGGGTCATCATCGTATGTGTAATGATTAAGTCTGTCCATACACCATTCAACATCATCCATTGTGAGATTACAGTATTTAATAATTTCTTCCATCATTGTCTTACGTTCATAAGTACCGTTCCAATGATGCTGTTCAAACATGTATGTTGCAAGTTCTTCTCTTGTAACATTTGTCCTGCCTTTGAACTGTCTTAAATCTGTGTTACGGATGATATCATTGTGTTCATCGATGGTCTGTTGAGCTTCGGAGATTGTAGCCTGTACGTACTGATAGTCAATCGGTTCTGCTTCAACCCGAGGTCTTGGCTTTTTGGGTTCTTCAACAGGCTTTTTATGGTTCTTATGTACGATATAGAGGATAGCCCCGATTACAAGAATAAGAGGGAAATATTTATAGAATAAGATAAGTAGCGTTACCGTAAACACGATAAGCAGGATTCTTTTTGTCTTCATGATTGATACCTCTCTGTAAATCATTGCGTATTTTGTCAATTCAAGTATAATATTGAATAACTACTAAAGGCTATAAACTATTTATAAAGTTTATAGCCTTTCGCATCGTTATTTCATGAGGGATATAAAAGATTGTAATTTACTTTTTAGTAGTATTCATCAATACATTCGTCTGCTTCGGTGTAATACTGCCCGTCGTACCCTTCATCCATTATCTTGTCGTAACAATCCAAACAGACAAGCCTAAAAGGAATACCGTGGCAATCTCTTGTGAACTGCATATCGTTTCGTTCTACCTGCTTACCACAGCAAGCACATTCTCTGATATCTGACATAATCAATTCTCCTTGTTTAATCTTCTTAATACTTTTTAAACTCTGTATATAGTTCTTCATCTTCTCTATTCATTTGCTTTTCCAAGTAAATCATATTATCTAGTGCTTGGAGTGCTATCAACATTGCTATATCTTTGTCTGTTCGTGGTATTTTGTCCTGTTGATAACCTATTGATAGAAAATTTTCTTCAATTTTTTTGTATGCTTCTTTTCTTGTCATAATCAATCCTCCTTAATTAACTCAATCTTAATATCGGTTGCTTTCCATTCTTCAAGGTTTTTTAATTGATGTGTAATGATATCTGCTGTAAAAATTTGATTTTCGATTTTTTCACCTTTTGAAGTTCTCCAACTCATTCTGTATTTATACATTAAGCATTAACCTCCTTGCTATCAATTTTTATTTTGATAAAGTCCGTTTTAGTATTCGATTTTGAATACATCCTTATTACAGGATAATTGAAGTATTTTTTATAATCTTCGTTTGTTTCATAGCGGTTATCTGAAATAAGAACTCCGTCTTTAACTACTATGAAATAATCATCCTCATGTATAATATTGTTTTCAAATAAATCTCTAAGTAATATCATTAACTTACCTCCTGTAACATAATATTCAATTCGTAACCTTCGATAATTTCTAATAGCTTATCTGCAAGTTCCCTACGATTAAGGGTGTTTGTGGTGTAGTAGTAATAGCTCTTTTTGCCGTTGTCGTTATCTTCAACGCATATTGTGAAGTGTTTGTACTCAAATACTTCATCATTCATATCACGGCAAACTGCAAAGGTAACAGTACGTTCATAATCTCTGAACTGATTTTCGCTGTCATACACACAGTACCAACCCTCCACATCGTCAAGGGTAAAACCTGCATTTCTGTAAATCTCATTGGCAATAGACTTAACTATTTTCTTATTGATAAAGTACATATTAACCTCCAATCTTAATTGAATAACCGTTGTTGTGAAGTTCATCCATAAGCAGGTCAAAATCCTGTTTTCTTAAAAGTTTGATAGACTTAGGAAGACTTTCCTCTGTCTTAAAATAGAGAAAGTCCATATCTGCTGTATCAATAAATACAGTAGGATATTCATTTGCTGTAGTGTTAGTAAACTGAAATGTGAGCTTCATAATCAATCCTCCTTAATCAATGTTCCCTGCCTGTCCTGCTGATTGTAAAACAATCGCTTCAAAATCATTGCCCCAAAAAGCTATGATATTTCTTTTCTTGCACCCATTAAAGGTTATGTCTTCTGCATAATTGGAGTTCTCGGGCTTAAACATGATTCTTGCATTGTCGGGCAATTCATTTAACCAATACTTCATTTCCTGTACTGTCATAATCAATCCTCCTTATATGATACTTCCATGAATTTAAAGATATCTGCCAAATCTGCTATGATGTGATACTGTTTGTTTGTGTAGTTCTTATTATGGGTTGCAAGATAATCAAGGTTGTCTTTTATTGCCTGTAAGAAGTCATCACCAAGAAAATTATCATTCAAGTGATACTCTTTTAAGAAAGAATCGGGACTACAATACTGCTGTTTAAATTCCTTCTCTTTAAAACGTAAAGTGATTTCATTAGCCATGTTGTTACCTCCTTAATATCCGTAGTGTAAAACAACAATCTCATTATTCCATTCAGATTGATTAAATCCATTTAATAGTGCTAAACATGGCGCATACCGCCTGTAGTCGTCATACTGCATGGCATTGGCTATCATGTTTATCATTTCCTTAAGTGGGATTTCCTTTAGCTTTTCACCATATTTGTCTTTATAGATAAAGCTGTCACCTTCAAGGAAATAAGCATCCGTTTCCTTTGCTTTCATGATTGCTGACAAAAGGTTGTTGCCTACACAACAAAGATTAAAACTTGCTATCATATCAGCCCAATAGCCATTTTCATCTTTTGTAGAAGACTTCCTTACTACATATAACCTGCTTTCATATCCCATATCATTACCTCCTTAATTGAAACTAATTAACAGTAAAAGCACTTACAGGCTGTGACACCTGTAAGTGCTGATTCTTAAAATGTTATGTTTGGCTTTTCCACAGCTTCAATAGCTTTTTCTATCCTGTGGTAGTAGTCAGAGAGTAGCTTTAATTCATCAAGAGTTAATTTTCTTGTTGAATTATCGTCGTTGGCTATTTCAACTATATCTGAGTTATGCCATAAACTACAGTTGGGGCGTGGCAGATTCACGCTATTACTTAAATAGTAGTTTACTTCTTTAGTGAGTATTGAGTATTCATCATGTTCTTTAAACCATGATTCTTCCTTGTCTGCTAAATTAGATATCATGCGAGTGAATGAATGAGTTATAACCTCATTTATCTCTTTTGTATCCATTGTGAGCCATAATGAGTATGGATGACTCCATGATGATACATAGTAAATATCAAATCTCATACATTCTTGCGGACTTCGGTAAGAAGGAACGTTTACACCGTTACGCTTTAACCATGCTTTAAGTGAATTTGTGTTGTATCTTGGTGAACCATCCCATGTTGTACCTTGACTTTTGATAGTGCTTTTCTCCTGCTGAAATTTCTTATATACATTCCAAAACTTATCAAAGTCAAAGTTTGCGTATTCATGCAGGGCTTCCTGCTGTTCTTCAAGAGTGTAGCCATCTGATACAAATTTCTTTTCAAAATCATTCATATTCCTGTACTTCATTTCTTCCACATTCCAAACGAATTTTGCCATATTTTTTCCTCCTTAAATTAAATAAATTAACAGCAAAACCGCCTGTAAGCTGTGACACTTACAAGCGGTAGTAATTAAACCAAATCCATGATATCTACGATTTCTGTATCGGGCTTTTCAAGTTTGAACTCACCCCAACAAGTACAATCCGAGTTTTTTAACACGGTCTTTTGGACAAGTGCCATAAGAACGATATTGAGATAGCAGGTTACTTTTTTGCTCAATTCATCATCCTCAATCTGATATTTTATTGAGCTAAAGAACTCAGATATCTCTTTTACAATCTGATTCTCTGTCCCGTGGTATACAGCCTGTTTTCCGATTTTCTTGTATTCCTTAAAATCGTCGCTGTAGTCGTTTGTATCAGATTCGCAAGTATCATCGTGATATTGCTTCTGAACTGACTTTGCATTGGCTTCATAAAGCCAAGTAAAGAGTTCCTTGTAGTCATCCTCATTGAAATTGCGGTTATCCCTGTGGTTGTATATCCACAAGGGTTCACGATAGAACCCTTCGGACATTCCTACAATAGCTCCTGCACATCTCATGTAATTTACTTTACCGATAACAAAACTGCTCATTTTCTTACCTCCATTCATTGTTATTTGTTTACAGGAAAAAAGGGTTAAAGCTGTGACACCTTAACCCCTTACACTTATTCGTACTGTTTAAGCTTATCTAAATCCCATTCGTATAAATCATAGGTACAATAACCGCTAGTCTGATAATAACCTGTAGGCTTGCCAAGTTCGTACTTCTTTACAAAATCTGCGCCCCAAGGACAATTATTAGAGTCAAGATAAGACCTGTTATTCTTCAAGTAGTCTTCATAATCATCATCGTTTTCAAAGTCTTCACGCTGTACATTCAAACATACTGTAAGAGTGGCAAAGGGTTCTTCAAAACCGCCATAATCGGGACAAAAACTGTAAAGCTGTATTGCCAACGTATTATCGGCTGTGTACCTGTTCAACTCGATTCTTGTGATTTTGAATACTTCACCATAAAGATTTACTTCCATGCTTTTTACCTCCATTATTTAAGCTAAATTAACAGAAAATAAGAGCTATAGCTGTGATACTATAGCCCCTCATAATTACAGGTTATAAGCCTGTTTAAATGCATCCTCAAACGGGATACCTGCATTCTGTAAAGACTCAATCTGTACATATTTTGTAGCCCTATCAATGCATTCAGATTGAGTTTTACTTGCAAAAGTTTGTAGTCCGTTAAGTTGCTGTGTTAACCGCCCGTCACTATCGACGTACTTGTGATTTATAGCACAGTAATAACCTTTGTACTGTACTATTTCAAAAACCTGCCCTTCAACGTGTAACTGTGTGATATGCTTCATTTTTCTACCTCCATTCATTGTGATTTTTAACAGGAAAAAGAGGTTAGAACTGTGACATTCTAACCTCTTATCATTAAGCTGTAGCCTTAAGTTTATTGAAGGCTGTAGCTATTTGAACTATGGATTCTTTATTACTTTCAAGTGTCTTAAGATATCCTATGAATACTTCCGATAACTTATCCTCAATATCATTTAAAGCCCCTGTGAAGTGGGTCATAGGTAGTCCCAACACGGGGTCAATGATAAAGATGGTAGTATTAAGATTTTTCCTACACCATCCGTCTGTGGTGTACGCCTGTAAAGGCATACCACGATATTCAAAATGATAACCGATATGGTTTTCTATCTTGCCATTCTCCCAAACGGGCTTAAGCTGTGTAGGAATAAAACGTATCACGTTACACTTCTTAAGTTCTGTGATATTTTCTGTAGGTTCAATTACTTCTGTATCCTGCTTAACCTCATTAAGTGGTGATACATTAAATGCTTTTACTAAAAAGTCGTTTCGCTTTTCTAACCACTTATTGATAATGGATACATCATCGTCATTATCTTTAAGTTTGTTGGAAAAACAATCGTACACTTTTTTGATTAAGGAATTTACATAACCTGCTAAAACAGGCGGGTTATCACTTCCTTCAATCATGGTTACAACCTTTTTAAATTCCGTCTGATTAAAGATTGTAATAAGAGTTGCACTATCAATCTTAAAGTGTCCCTTACCCTGCTTATAGGTGATTTCTACAACCTCATTGTCGGATAAAGCGTCGTTAACCCACTTATAATAAAGAGTGGAAGACTTTCCAAAAGGTTTTGAACTAAAAGTTAACATATACTTACCTCCATTTTCATTGTGTGCTTATTTAAGGTGAAATAGGGATACAGGCTGTGACCCCTGTATCCCTCATGATTAAGCGGTTTTTGTAATAGACTTAAACAGGCATTCGCCCTTAACCTCTATATACTGACCGCCGTTTCCGTTCAATATCTGACGGATAAGTTCTTTACTTATCTCTTCAATAGTGTAGCGGTTATCGCTTCTCGCCTGTACTGTAGCCACTTTTGTGTTACTTCTTACTTCTGTTTTTCCGTACTTCTTGGGGCTGTAAGACTTGCCATTATTTGACGTTGTAGCGGGCTTTTTAGGCTTGTTGTCAACGGGGGCGGGGGTTGTTACCTGTGTGGTAGTAGGGGCGGGAATAGCGTCTATTTTGCGCCTTGTACCTGTAATTTTGCCCCCGCTAAACTTAAGCGTGTAAACGTGGTAGTCATCCTGCACAATCAAGTTCCCTTCATTCATATATGGGGCTACTTTTTCAAGTACATCCTTAAATGCTACATGTACGGGAATATCCTTCACTACAGGATAAAAACGATTGTCCTTAAGGGTAAATTTGATATTGAAAATATCAAATATTTCCTTAACAGACTTTGCACTTGTCAAAGTGTCGTACCACTCACAATTACTTGCGTACTTGTATCCCAACATAGCAGACTTAACAAGCCCTGCCACTACGGGTACATTCTTTACTTCAATACTTGTTGTAGCGGGTGAATACTCATTGAATGTGTTTGTCATAATTAAACCTCCATTTATTAAATCATTGTTTTTAGTTACTTCCTTAATAGGAAAACCCCGCATAAGCTGTGACACTTACACGGGGTTATTACTTAAGCGGGTAGTAACATTCTCATTGTGTTATCAAGAAGGTCATTCCCTGCTAAAGTATTCTTAAAGCGGTTTTCATTGTAGTTTTTGGTTTTTCGGAATGGCTCAATGTGGCTTGTAGTATCCGCTACAGCCTGTACAAGCCTTGCGCCTGTATATTCAAGTTCCCTTAAATCGGGGGCATTCTTGAAGCGATAAAGGATATCGTCACGGATTGTCTTATTGTTTTCCTGCTGTGATTTACCCATATCCTCATCGATGGGTACAACCTTGTTAAGAATTGACCTTACCTCAAAATCAGATAACTTGATTTTATACAGGTCTTCAAAAGTATCATTGACCGCCTGCATATACTCATGCGCAAATTGTAAAGTCTGCTCAGCTTCACGGAGTTTAGCATCAATACTTCCAACATGACGTGCGCTCCATGTACGTTTTGCACTCTTTAAAGCCATGTTAAGTGTATTCTGACAAACAACCCTTACAGGGGTCATAGCTACTTTGACCGCCCCGCTTCCATCATGCGTGTTTGTAAAGCAGATATACGGGTCAACTTTATCGCCAAGGATTGTGTACTTATCGGGCATTTTAGCAAGTAGCCATATTGTCTTACCATCGTTAAGACTTCCCGCCGTTTCATAAGTAACACCTTCACCAAGTAAAGAGTCCGTGAACTTGAATGCATCGATATTCTGCACAATCTGATAACGCTTACCGACTACACCAAGAACTTTACCGTCACTACTTCTGACATTGGCGTAGTTATCGGGAACTACTACAGCGTCTTCTGTTATGAGTCGCTTCTGTAATACTTTCCAATTAAGACCCGCATAGATTATAGCGTCTTCACTTGTCGGCGCATTCTCTACCTGTGTACCCATTCCATGCCACGGAGTCTGCCTACCTGCAAAAAACATCGTTTCAACGTTAGCACTCATTCTTTTTACCTCCATTTTTAAAAAAGATTATTTGTACCATATTTAGTTGTAATAGCCCCCTACGGGGCTTAATCCCTGCCATAGCTGTGACACTATAACAGGGCTTTAAATTACATGGAATAAGCTATTACTTCACATCCGAACTGAATTTTATTTTCAAGTTCAATTTCTTTTTCAAGTTCGTCGTTAGCAAGCAGGTTGTCATTTTCGTTTGAAATAAACTCTTCAAGGGCTTCAACCTGTGATTTTTTAAAGCCGTCAATATAATCGGCTACTTGCACAGCATCATTCATGTACTTTTTTACATCGTAAATAAAATCCTTTACGATGTATTCAAATTGCCATTGTGAGTCTTCAATCAATTCGTTTTCGCTGTAATAGTCACTCCATGTGAGGGGCTTAACGGTCAAGTCGTCGTTAAACTCTAAATCAATACTTGGATAAATTTCTGATAACAGGTTGTAAAGAATGTTTACGGGTTTATTATCATGTATATTTGTGAGATAGAACGTACTTGTGCGCCCCACATATACACGGGGGTCTTCAATATTGTCTTCTTTCATCCATTCTGTAAAGCAGGTGTACTCCATATCACAAAAATCATAATAAATATCATTTTCGTTATAGGATTCTTTAACACGGGGGTATTTCTCTAAAAGTTCGTCGCACTTAAAAAAAGCGTCATACAATTTCAAAGTACGGTCTTCACCCCACACATGAGATATACTTGACATATACCCCATAACATTCTTAACCGCCTTGTTTACATCTTTATAAGTATATTTTTTACTCATAAAATTACCTCCATTTATTGAAAATCATTGTGTTTAGTTGCTTCCATATAGGAAAAACCCTTGTAAGCTGTGATACTTACAAGGGTTAACGGTTACGGGATAATATTATTGTCCTGTAATACTTGTGTTACTACTTCTTTAAACCGCTTTAAAATAGCAGGTTTTGAGGACTTCACAATATTTGTGGCGTTTTTTGTCCCATAGTCATATACGGTGTATACACCCTGCATTTTATCGTCACTTGATTGAGTAATGAGAAAATAGCAGGTAGTATCACTTTCAAGTCGTACTTCAACGTCATAGACTTTACTACTTGAAAAGACCTTTACAGCCGTTTTGAATGCATTCATATACTCATTCAAATATTCATGAGTCTTTTCGGGGGTTGTGCAAAAATCAAAAAACAAATACTTGTTTTCGTCAACCCTTTTGGATGTGATAAAACCCTTTTCTTGATATCTCAAAGTAATTAATAGTTCCTGCATAACTTAACCTCCATTCATTATTATTTTTGTTAACAGGTAAACCCCCGCTATACTGTGACATATAACAGGGGTGTATATTATCTAAAATCACGTATTTCAATATAATGGTTAACCCAATAACCGTTTATATTTTGGGCTTTTTGTGGGTCTTCAATTGCCCTGTATCCCAACATAAAAAGCCCTTTTAATACACCCCGTTGGTATGTATCCCAATGGTTGTATTTATCCATATCGCCCGCCAAAATAGCATTTTTTATTCTACTTTCAATGGTATTAAGTTCGTTTAATATAGATTTTTCTCTTGTCATATAAAGCCCTCCATTAAATCATTGTTTTTAGTAGGTATACCCCCTACGGAGGTATAGAAAACCCTGCTAAACTGTGATATTTAGCAGGGTTAAAAGTTTAAGCATAGATAAACCAATTTTCATTCACCCACTTTAAAGCACTTTTTATAGTGCTAAAAGTTGCGCTTGTTGGGATATCATTTACAAATAGTCCGTACTTTTGCCCCCGTTCAAATTGATTTTTGCGGGGTATTCTGTTAACTACTTCAAAGTTTATCCCGTGAATGTTTACAACCCTATTCATATAAAGCCCTCCATTTTTTAAATCATTAAAATTGTGATATACCCTGTGAGGATACACCCCCACAGAAAAACCGCCCAAAATCCGTGAAAATTTAAAGCGGTAAACCCTGCCACAAAAATAGAAATAAGTTAACAGGGGCGAAAAGTCCCGTGTAAACCTGCATAAAATAGCAGGGTTAAAACCTGCCACAGTAAAAACCCGCTTAAACTATGACATTTAAGCGGGTTAAGATATTAAATATATGGGTTGTAAGCATCATTTATATAATAAGACGACTTAAAACTCATGGATACATTAAGAACGTTGGCGGGTATATCCTTCCCGTTGTTTACTTCCAATTTGTCCCACTCTTTTTTATTAAGGGACTCAAAACCATATAAAGCCCTAAAATCATTTATATGATTTTGTGTAGTGGGGCTGTAACTATCCCAAAATCTTATAAATTCACCGTCGCAAGTTACGGCGCAAACTATAGTATTATAGCTTTTTAAATACTTTACCCCGTCGGACTCTATAACCTTGGCTTTACCATAATAAGACTTGTTACGACTTACAACGGGCTTTAAAATTGATACATTCATTTTGTTAACCTCCATTTTAAAAAATCATTGTTATTAGTTGTCTATATCCCTATGGGATATATAAAACCCTGTAAAGCTGTGACACTTTACAGGGCTATTTTTATTTTGTATATATATTCAATTTGCCTGTGTGGCTTGTACTAACTAAATCGATGTTTTTATTAAGAACGTCGGCAGGAACTTGTACCCAATGGGTATATTCTATCCAATTATCTGTAATTTGGCGGGGGTTAATTTCACCCCGTAACATGTTTATGTCATGAGATATTAAAAGCCCGTCGGCTTTTTTAACTAATATTTCTATTTTTGTGGCGTTACATACATTTAAAAGACTTTTTACTTTCATTGTCTTAACCTCCATTAAATCATTGTTTACTTGTTAAGCCCTGCATAGCAGGAAAAAAGCGGGTAAACTGTGACATTTACCCGCCTTACATAGATATTAAATTTTTGTACCCTGTAAAACACCCTTGTTTTCTATCTCTTGGATGATATCGAGTAAATCGGTGTTTTCGTCGGTGTATTCATTTAATAATGCAATTACATTATAGTTATCAATCATTTTTAAGCCCTCCATAATATCATTGTTTGCATGGTTTAATAGTTTACATACGGTGTATTAAGTAACCACTTAACGCCGTTGTAATTGTCTTTTTTTGTAAACATTGAAAAAAGTTTTTTAAGCATTCTTTAAACCTCCATTTTTTTAGTTCGTTGTCATTGGTTAACCCTGCGTTTTAGCAGGTAAAAAGCGGTTTAAGCTGTGATACTTAAACCGCCTGCAATTACTTGTTATTGTTTTCGTGATACTTAACAATGTTTTCGCACTCGCCAAGTTCTCCGCAAAAATGCCCTGTGAAGGTATACACAGGACTATAAAAACAATCTGTACCACTACCCAAACAAATTAGTGTAGCTTTATAACGGGGGTTGCCGTTATAGTCATTCTTTAACCCTTCAAGAGTGACAATATACTCGCCGTTAACGCCTGTTATTTTGTAGCTACTTACATTGTTTTTTCTTCTTGTCATTGTTTTGACCTCCATTTATAAATCATTGTTTTTTAGTATCCTCTTTTAATAACCGTTCTGCCCCGTGCTATAGCCCGACAAGGACAAAACGTAGTTTAAAAGATAAAACCCCGTTAAGCTGTGATACTTAACAGGGTTGTTTTTAGGCTTCAATATAAAATTTTGTATATTTGCCAAGTTCGTTGTACTGACAATTATAATACTCAAAATTGTTTAAAAACTTGTCAAACTGTAAATTATCCTCATTGTCACGGAAAACTATAAAGCCCCAAGGGCTTAAGGGGTTCGCTTTAACAGGACAAAACCCAACGGATACACCGTTATTAAACGCCTTGCGGGCTGTGGTTTTGTTTACCCTCTTATAATTGATGCCTTCAATTTTAATAAGTTCGTTATTCATAAATTAACCTCCATTTTTAAATCATTGTTTTCAGTTCCTGCTGTAGCAGGTAAAACAGGGGGCGACGTTTGACCGTCACAAGTTGTCAGTATGATGTAATATAACCCCCCTACGATTCACAAAGTATGTAAAAAGTACGGTTTAAAAACCGTCAAAAGTTCGATAAATTGGAGTTTAAATGGAGTTTTTAACAGGTCTGTTTTTACGATTCATCGTTATAGTTAACCGCCCGATATAAAACCGCCAAGTTTTAAGCCAAGTTTTAAAGGCTTCAATAAAGAAGCGGGTTAACAAGGTACACAAAATAGGTTTACTAATTTTAAGACCCTATAAACCTATCTTTTTAATGTTGCGTTCATGGGGCTATTTGTCCCACGTTTACTCACGGATAAAGCCGATATAATCGGCGAGTAAATGCCTTTTTTTGCGACGGTCTGCACGTTCTAAGACCTGTAGCATAAACGGTTAATTATCGAGGTTTTGAATGGCTTAAGACTTCAATCCCTTGTTTTTGCCGTTAAGCCCCTGCGGGCTTTTTATACTCCATTAACTACGCTTTTGGAGTGTCGGGGCGGTAACTTTTTCGCCCCCGTTGAAGCTGTGCTAACTGCCGACGGGCTTCAATCCATATAAACGGCTTGCGCCGTGGGTCGTATTGATTAACTACGACTTAACACCATACTACGTATGGGGTAAAACCTTGTCAAGCGGTTTATTGTTTTATAACAAATTATTTAGCACGTATTTAATAACTACATAATTTATTTATAAAACTTTATACATTATATATTGCATTTTATAGAATGTAAAGTATTGGTTAACTATTAGTTTATAATGTTTATAAATAGTTAATCATTATAAACAAATTATCGCCGTTTTAGTGTACTATTTATTGGACTCAATCCGATAAATTATCGTCAATCCTAGTATTTATGCAGGGTTGCGGGTGTTTTTAAAATACGCAATGTTTTTAGATATTTATTAACTACATATAAAATCATGTTTATATTTTGTTTATTTTTGAGGTGTTTTTAGGGGTTACAAAATACGTAAAACCCTTTATTTATGCAGGTTATACGTGTTATAATTATTTTATAAATTAAGTGATTTTACCCTGTTTTTGGGCTATTTTTTGGGATTTTTTGACCGTTAAGGTCAAAATAGACAACCCGCAACCGTAGCATTTATGCGGGTTGTAAGAACGTGTTAAAATTTACCCCCTAATTTCAATTTTTTGATAGTTAACCAATATAATTATCATTTAAGGGGTAAAATTGAATTTAGGGGCAAAGAAAACGCTTTCCTTGGCTATAACGATTTTTCGTTTATGTCAACGTATAAACTTTTTATAAACTCATTTTTACAGATAAAGCCATATAAAACAGGATACGAAACAAGGTTTTGATATATCCTCACATCATGACATAGTATTTAAAACTACGTACAAAAATTGACCTGCGGTCAAAAAAGAAATTGACCTACGGTCACAGGGTCAAAAAATGACGGGAGGTCAATAATCAAAAAATTGATTGTAAGCATGAAATATTGATTTAAAACAAGTTTGTGGCTTTATCTGTATAACAGGAACTAAACAACCCCGCCAAAACTCCGATAAATGCAGGGCTTAACAGTACAACTCATTTAAAGCCCGTTTTAGGCGTTTTTAGCAGGGTAGTAATATAAGAGTTTAATAAAGGGGGTATAAACTCAAATAAACCCCTTTAAATGCTAAATAAAGGGTATTTAATCAATATGAGTATTTAAGCGGGTTTTGAGTCCCTGTATAGCTTCAAATATAGGTAAATGCAGGGCTTAAACGGGACTATTTAAAGCTAAATAAGACACGGGAACGGATAAAGACCCGTTTACAGGCATTTAAACCCCTGTAAAGCTGTAAAGAGTAGTTTAAAGCCCGATTGAGTACAATAAAACGGATTTAATTATTATTGATTATTAAGGGCTATTTAAGGGACTTGTTAAGAGTCCTTTTTTTGTGGGTAGTTTATAGGACTCATTAAACAAGTACAATAAACGGGACAATATAAACAAGGGTGTTTTATGGGACTTATTAAACAAGTCTAAATTATGGGACTTATTCAATGAGGTCAATTTATGGGACTTGATTGTGATTTTAATTGAGTCCGTTTTATGGGTCATTCTGTAAATTAAGGGTAATAAATGGGACTTAATCACGGGGTAATTGAGGGCGGTTTATGGGACTTGATTTAGGGCGGGTTAAAAAGGAAAAAGCAACCCCTGTAAATACCATTGTTTATAAAAAATAGGGGCTTGAACTGCCCTATTTATGCGGGCTTCGGGATTTTGAATTTTTAAAACCCGCATGTTTACAGGGCTTGCAGGTTGTCTGTTACGTATTGCGTAAAATGTGGATTATACGCAACTACAATATATTGTGGTTAATATGCCTGTGATATACAATCCCTAGTACGGGGGTTTATCCCTGCCCCCGCTTGCGCCCCCTAACCCCCTCGACCTCCCGAAAAACCAAAAAGCTCCATTAACGGAATTACGACAACCCTCAAAATACCTTCAACCCCGCATGGTTAGTGGACTTCGGAGATTTCACTCAAAATAAAGGGTGTCAAAAATCTCGGGGAAATATAAAAAGGGTCAAGATATGATAGACGGGATTACGATAACTTCAAAGGTGTTGGCATTATTTAATCAATATGGTAGTATTGAGAAAAATAATAGTTAATCCAATGGAGGAAAAGAGATGAAAGCGAAGAAAGTACCGAGTGATAAGTGGGAGATAGAGGTGTATGTAGGGACAGAGGATGGAGAGAAGAAGTATGAGAGGATAGAGGGGGATAGTGAAGAAGATGTAAAAGCGAAAGCGAAAGCGTTCAGAAGGAAGAGGATGTTGGACAGACAGAATAAGTGGCAGGGGGAGAATAAGGAGAGGTTGAGTATTGTGTTTGATAAAGGGACGAAGGAGAGGATAAGTGGGAGTGGAATGACGGTGAATAGCTTCATAAGAACGGCTGTAGAGAACGAGCTAAACAAACGAGGGCTTTAAAGGGGTCTATTTTGGATTTTTAGATAGCGAATGATAAAATATACCTCAAAAGGATAAAAATTGAAATTAGACCCCTTACAGCGACGAAAAAGGGCATCCTAGACTCACAGAGTTTATCAAACTTTAACAGAGGGAGATAGGCTAGTGAGAACGGGATGCCCTTGTTGACGTTATTGCGTAAATTCAGAGAAACACCTATAAACCGCATGGTTGACAGCAAAAGTGACAATCTAATAAAAAGTGAGGTATCAAAAATCTCGGGGAAATACAAAAAGGAATTTTTTAGGTATGACGGAATTGTGATAACTATAGTCGAAAAGAAGGTGAAAGTTACAGAAGCGTTACACAATGTTACATTGTAACACCTGTGTAACTTTGCGTAACACATATACATATATATATACAGATACAGAAGTAGATTAATATACAGAGAGAAGAAAAGAGAAAAGATAAAAAGAGAAAGCCCGTGTTACACACGGTCTGTAATTTATTTATCAAAAATAAACTAAAGTTCTTGAAACGTGAACTTTGTAGTGATACAATTTCTCTTGTGGGGGAAATGTATGTGGATTGTAAAGAGAGAACAGCTTTATAAGTGGCGTGGATATGAAGAATGGAGAGAGGAACGGACTTGTAGTAAGTGTGGGTTTGTAACCGAGGAAGACTATAACTACTGTCCGAAGTGTGGCGAGTATGGACATGGTGATGAAACCGCAGGACAAGAAGCTGTTGGAATACATAAAGGGATTCATGCTTGAAAATAACTATCCTCCGACAATGGATGATATGGTGGCAGGAATGGGCGCAAAAAGTAAAAGTACAGTATACGTACACTATATGCGACTAATCGGGCTTGGCTATATCGAACAGTTTGGACGTACAAGGTACAGAGTAAAGGGGATGAAATACATTGAGGTGTCCTAAGTGCGGTCAATGGAGAGCGGTGAGGACTAATTTTCGGGTAGATGGCGGTGTTTTGTGTAAGTGTTTAAATTGCGGGAGATGTTTTACGGATGACAGACGTAGAAAAGACCTTAGAGATATTAAACGGCATGGCAGAGATGGCAAAGGCTGACAGGTTAAATCAGCTTAAAATGGGTGCTGTGATGCAGAAAGAGCTGTATGACTCTTATATTGGCGCAGGATTTAGTAGTTCAGAAGCATTGGAACTTACAAAGGCTTTTGTGGTTACTGCGCTTATGAAAGTACCGAGGTGAGTATGATAAAAGTTTTGGAGCTTGTCTTGTGGATTTTGGCAGGGTGTTTGGTCTTGGTTAGACATTCAAAGCCATCGAAAATCGAATACCTGTTGGTTTGGGTCTGTTTACTTCTCAGCCTTGCCATGAGGATAAAATCGTGAGAGAAAAAGAAATCTTGGAGTATGCGGACAGTTTAAGCCGTGAGTATTATGGACTTCCCTTAGTGGTAGTCTATAACGGGGATGGAAAGATTTTATCTCTTGTGAGAGAAGTTTTGGAGGAATACGAGATTTCTAGTGACTTCATACCTCACAGGATGTGCGTAACGGATTACTGTAAAAAGGCTTTCGGGCTTAAAGGGAATGTAAAAGAGAATGATTTGTTCTTTGACTTTGAGCATACCAAAGAGGTCTTTGATGAAGCTGTAGGGGACGATGTTTTGGATTGCTTTATCGTAACGGGAGTCAGAAACAGGATGAATGTGATGGTGAATCCTTATGGCAGATGAACTGTATTTTGGAGATGCCGATGGAAACATAATCGGGAAACTTGGAAGTATAAGTGAAGTAGAGCTTACTTCGGATGATTATGACGATAAAACGCTTTTGGGTTCTACAGAGATGACATTTGAGGGTAGATTTACTGCTGACCCAACGAGAGCATTTCTTCCGCAGGGGCTATACAACGGATATGTTTTAAAACGGGATGGTTATTTGAGTCCTAAGAACGGATGGATATGATGAAAAAGATTAGGTTTTACAAAAGGCTTTTAACTGAGGTTATTGAAACTCTGATAACGATTTGTATGGTACTTTCGAGGGATACGAGAGGAACTTACGGGAGCAGGTATAGGAATATTCTTGAGGGTCACATAAATGAGCTTGGAAAATATTCTCACACACTAAGAGCAGATGGCAAAAAAGATTCTGTATAAGGTCACAGCATATCATTGTCCTAGATGTGGTGGTGTGACTAAACCAACAAAGAAATACTGCGATTACTGTAGCCGTGACCTTAATATCCGCAGGGAAAAACATAATTGCATTGCGAGAATGTTGATTGATTGCGGTGAATACGTATTCTTTGACGAGATAAAGCAGATAGAAACCTTTCAGACTCCATCGATTGATTGTACAACGCTAGAAGATAGCAGGAGAATTTGTATCAAGGGTGCTGTAACGGATAATAAAATATCCGTGGTGATGGATACTAATACTGACAGGAGCAGAGAACTTTTAAGTTTAGCTTATAACGGTATCCATAAAGTCCGATTTGAACTACTTGGAGCTGATTTAGGTTTTGAACAGGAGTGTTATATATCCGATATTCAGAACGATGTGTATAGTCCAAGGGCTAGGTTGGAGCAGAAAATTAACTTTGTCGGTATAGGTGAGATGAAACAAGGTGGTGCAATACCGCAGGAAGTTTTAGCTGAATTTAGATGCCCTAACTGTGGCGCACCGATATTATCCCGATACGGGGCGTGTGATTATTGTTCGGGATGGAGCGAAATTTTATGGTAATCTGTGAAGAAATGCAAAAGCTGAGAGATTGGCTTGATGATGAAGGTATTGAGTGGTATGACGACTCGGATGAATTAGAAATGTTTTGGATGGTTAGAACTAAATTCGCCGTAAATAGCACTACGTTTTCTGTAATCAATGGAGTTGGCTCATACGGGGGATGTATGTTTGGGAATAGTGATAACCAAGGACTCTTGGAATGCATGATTGACAGGAACGAACCCTATGGGTATTTAACCGCAGAGGATGTAGAAGAATTTATTGAGAAGGTAAGACACAGGGGATGAAACATTGTAAGAACTGTGAATACTGTGAACTTGACTTAGTATCTCACTATATCACGGGAATTAAGGTTCACAGATGTTTACTAACGGGGAGTGTAATAACAGAACCATTTTGGAATAAATGTGATAAGTATACACGTAAGTATACAAAAGACAGGAATTTCATAAAACTTCGGTGATTACGCAAAAGCGTTTCACATAAAGTGGGTTACTTGGCGGTAATCTTAGCGGTGATAACAGGCATATCACCGTAGGGTAATGTCAATATCAACCAAAGCCTAACTATAGTACGGGTGATAAGGAGAGAGTCAAACCTTAAGGAGTTTAAGGCGTGGAAAGAGAAGCACGATATAAACACTCCTACGAACTAGGAGAAAAGAAGTGGCTCAAAGACATTGATAGTGTGTGCAGTTGTGGCAACAGGCAAATAGGTTAAGATGGAGAACTATTTCTATTTACTTCTCTAGGGGTTCGATTCCCCCACACATTATTTAGGGATGAAAGATACATACAGCAATTATTTGCAGAGGACTTTTAACCCTTTTTTGTATCTTGTAGGATGGTTTTAACTGTCCTATCCCCTCTTTAGGAGATGGTATGAAGTTAGAAGATGTAATGAAACCTAGTAATACGGATGAATGGAAAACGCATAAGCAAACTGTAGAGCTTATAGTACCTTATCTAATCAAGAATGGATATAAAAGAATACTTTGTCCGTTTGATAGAGAAGATAGTAATTTCGTTATAATTCTACGACAGCATGGTTTAGATGTTACATGTAGCCATATTGCAACAGGAACAGATTTTTTTGATATAGAAAATTTAAGTGATTATGATGCAGTAGTAAGCAATCCTCCATTCAGCAAAAGACAAGAGGTACTATATAGACTATTTGAAGCAGATGTGCCATTTGCGATAATCGTAAATTCTATTGGATTGTTTGACAGCAAAGGGAGGTATGAACTTTTCAAGAATAATGAGTTTGAATTGTTAATACCGAATGGAAGGATAAAGTTTTTTAACGACAATATGATTGGCAAATCTCCTAACTTTCAATCTATATTCGTCTGCAAAAAGATGGCTACAAGACAAATTGAATTTATAGGGATTTAATTCTTAGGGCTATAGCGTATTGGTAGCGCAACGGACTTTGACTCCGTATGAGAGTGTTCGACTCACTCTAGTCCTGCTGTAATATGGTGTGTTTAAAGAAGTCGTAATCTAGTAGTCGATAACCGAACACTTAATAATCTAGGCTAAACTAAATCTCAATAGTGGTACGGAGAGGACTAAACGTGGAGATTGTGAATCGTCCCAAACGTCACGAAAAGAAGATTACCATATTACCTTATAAGTGATGGAGATGCCGTTCTTAAACAGATACTAATGGCGATAAGTTGTTAGGGGCAAAGAGAACGTATACTAGGTGTATCTGCCATCAAAGTCCATATAGACGGGGCGTAGGAGGGAAACGCCGAAGCAACACCTACAAAGGACTATAAATACGGTGATTGGGTGGCAATGCTTGGTCTTAAATCAGACAAGGTTAGGGCGGTAGCTCAGTTGGCTAGAGAGAATTGGTTTGAAAACCTTTTGAGTCGCAGGTTCGAGTCCTGCTCGTCCTATTGCACATGAACGGTGTGCAACCCAACAAAGAATCATCCCGACAGTATTATTTATTTACTATTGGATAAACGCTGTTAAAAAACTTGCTTACATTTGTAACTGTTCTGTTACCAATAGAACAGAACCGATAACGCATTTAGTGTTTATTGTCTATGGCAACATCATGTAAGCTATATGTCTAAGTTACAACCCATTGTTTTTGTCAGACCCGACTTTAGATGGGGGTTTATAAGACATATTTGCGAGGGTAGTTCAAAAGGTTAAGAACACGCCAATACCTACGGTCGCTTGGCTTGTAAAAGGAATCTGAGTTCGATTCTCAGCCCTCGATTCAGCTTGGATACGCCCCAAGTTGACACAACATTTAATGCATCTTTAGCCGATGTATTGCTAAACCTCTAGGTCTTTAAGGTGTTAAAGCCTTATAGACCATTAGGAACTATTCTAGTTCCTCCTTCATGATTGAGGGTGGCAGAAACCCATCCTTTCTGTCGCCCATTAGCCCGAAAGGGCGAGTGTTCGTTAGGGAGCATTGACAGGGTTGTTGGTGCTTAGACAAGCCCCCTTCGCTCATATAAGTATCAACAGCCCAACCTCAAAGGAGAAGATATGGAAATCGCAGAAGTAGTAAGTGCTTTTAATTTATCCGATATAGGAGATTTTTCAGACGGGTATCATACCTTTAATCAGCTTTATCATCAAAGGGCTGTTCTTTTTGCTACAATCGTAAATCAAAATCCCGATATATCATGGAAATCACTTCGTCATGGTGATGGAAAGTTTTGTTTTGACAGCGAAGGAGAGTGGTTTATTGTCGGAATTGACACTCCCGAAGGGACATACACTTATCACTACGAAACTGCGAAGTATTTTGATATGTTCCATTGCAAGGAAGTGATGTATGCTCCTATGTGGGATGGACATACTGAAAAAGACGTTACAAGATTACTGAGTTTGGAGAAAAGGAATGAAAATTAAAATCAGATACGCCGATAAAGAAATAGACAGGCTTGAAAAGATTTCTGTGGGTGACCTTATTGACCTGCGCTGTGCAGAAGATGTTGATATGAAACAGGGTGAGTATAAACTTATTTCGCTTGGTGTAGCTATGAAGCTCCCCGAAGGATATGAAGCTCATGTATATGCGAGAAGCAGTACACCGAAAAAACATGGAATAATGGTTGCTAATTCAGTTGGAATAATAGATTCTAGCTACTGCGGTAACAATGATATTTGGCAGATGCCCGCTTATGCTATCCGTGATACTCATATAGACAAGAACACAAGAATAGCACAGTTTAGGATTGTTAAAAATCAACCCGAAATCGAGTTTGAAGAAGTAGAAGAACTTGAAGATGCAGACAGAGGTGGTATTGGTTCTACGGGAGTCAAATAATGAGTGGGATGTATGAATGTTTTCATTGCTGTACTAAATCTGTAATATGGGATAATGATTTCAGTTATGAGGATATGGGGTACGAGGGCGAGGGAATAGTCCATATCTGCCATTGTACGAACTGTGGAGCTGAAATTGAATATCGAGTTCCATTAGATGAAGGGGAAAATGATGCTTAATGGATATTGTCTTATTGCAAGGGATTATAAAGCAGAGATAGTTGAATTTCAGACTATATCCATTGTAAATATGCCCGATGATTCTAAACTTTATTTAGTCCACACTAAGTATGGTGATGATTACAAGAACGAATCTGATTTATCACCTACTAGGGAGAGGTTTGAAGAAGAGTGCAAAGCAATCAATGAATCGTTTGCTAAGATTAAGGGGGATGAACGTGGAGCAGAAAAACGGATATATAAGCCAAGATAATATTGGCAGGAGATGGGTAGTATGTCCCTACTGCCAAAAAAGAATTATACAGCTTCGGAGTGACACGCAGAGAGTGAATCTCCCGTATAAATGTAAGAACAATCGTTGTAAACAGATATTTATGATAAACGTGTAAAGTAGAGCCTTATGAGCCGATTATTCCGTAACAGGAATAGTCGGTTTTTCTTTTGGAGGATTTATGGCACATTACGGAAAAAAGCGTGGTGTTGATTATGATGGAGAAAAAATGTCCCTTGATGAAAAGCGTAGGCAATGGAATATTGACCTTGCTTCAAGGACACTTGAAAACATGTTTGGACAGGTAGAAGTTGGTGATGATGTAATTATTCATAATCTCAAAAGGAAACGTGTCACATATACTCCACAAACATTGTATGAGAAAGCGCAGGAATATTTTGAGAATATTGTTGATGCGAATAAAGAAGGGGTGACTATTATCCCCGATATTGAGGATTTTTGCGTATTTGCGCATATATCAAGAGATATGTTTATGAAATATAGACGTTCTGATGATGCAGAAATGGCAGGAGTGGCAAACAATATTGCCACAGCTATTGCTAGTTGTAAGAAACAGAATGCTTATGCAGGACTAATTAACCCGATATCATTTGCTATGGATATGAATAATAACCATGATTATGTTCAATCTAAGACAGAAGCGACGATTAACTCTAACTTCTCTTTAAAACAGATAGAAACAAATGTAGAGGATATAGCAAGTCGCTTACCTGTAGAAGATATAAAGCGATTAAAAGGGGATAAATAAAGGGGGTAATTATGTCAAAATCCATAACTGTAGCTAGTAAATTTTCAGAGGAAGAACTTGATAGGATTGATTGGTTTGTAAAGAAAAATGAAACTACAAGAAGTGCGCTTTTTCATGACCTTGTAATGCAGGGTGTAAGTGGTGAAGTCCAAACTAATCATGATATTCCTGCCAATGTAAAAGAAGTAACTTTCCGTTTCACGGAAGACTTTGCTTATTTTTGGAAGGACAGAGAGTATAAGGGAATCATCAATGGGGATGATGCTAGTGTGTATTTTGGAGGGGAATGGAAGTCGTATAGACTTAAAGACCTTCCCGTGGAGGTTGTATGAAATTTTCAGTAGGTATTGTTAATGGGGCTAAAGTAGTTCCGTTAAGTGAAGTTGAAAAGTTAGTTGAGGAACTTAATGCCTATAAGATTGCCAATAAAAACTTACAGACTATGCTCGATATAGCTTTATCGGCAAAGGGGGAGAAAAGTGTTTCTAAGGACGCAGAATGATGACGCTATTGTAGACCTTGATAAGTTTACAGCTATTGTAGCGGAAGATGGAAAAGTTTTTATACATTTGTATGACGGAAATAGCCTACTTGCAGGAGAGTATAAAGACCAAGAAAGGGCAAAAGAGGTCTTGCAGGAAATATATGCGACTCTTGATGTTATGAGTAGGTATGAGATGCCTGTAGTATGACAAATAAAGAGATAATCGAAAAACTTGAAAATTCATCTGATTTAAGGAAAAACCCTAAAAGACTTAAAGACTTTATCGAGATGGGACAGAATATTTTCTTGATGGAGAATAATTTTAAAGAGGGAAAAAGGATTTGTCTTAAGGGTAGAGATATTGCTTTAAAAAAGGCATATAAAGATGCTACTTTTTACGAAGAATATCTAATAGCATTAAAATACCTAGCAAGATATTTTAATGATTTTGATTCTTATATGATTTTCTTGGAGTGTAAAAGGGATGCAGAAGCGCAGTTTTATTTACCTAGAAGGGAAATCTTGAAAAATAAGCTAAATGTTGTTCAAGGTTTTCAAGATATCTTGGACGATAAGTTAGATATCCTTACTGTTTCACTTCCTGCGGGGGTAGGAAAGACAACGCTTTGCGAGTTTTTCTTATCTTACTATATGGGGCTTTATCCCGATAAGTGTAACCTATATGTTTCATATACGGGTACAATTACAGATATGTTCCACAGGGCTATGTGTGACATTATTTTAAGCGGAGAATATGCATGGCATGAAGTATTTCCGAATGTTGTGCTTGAATCTAAATCTGATAAAGAAAAGTATATCAATTTAGGTTCGTTTAAACCGTTCAAATCTCTTACGTGCCGTTCTATAGATGCTTCAATGACAGGTGTAACGAGAGCGGAAGGTGTCATAATAAGTGATGACCTTGTATCGGGTACAGAAGAAGCATTGAATGTACAGCGACTTGAAAATCTGTATCAGAAATATGTGAATGATGCTAAGTCAAGACGTAAGAAGGGCTGTAAAGAAATCTCTATTGCTACAAGATGGTCTGTTCATGACCCTATAGGACACTTCATTTTAGAAAATGAAGGAAATGATAGAGCGAGATTTATAGCTATACCGTGCTACGATGAAAAAGGCAGGAGTAATTTTGATTATAAGTATGACAAGGGTTTTGATACGGCATACTTTAAAGAGATGCAAAATGTTATGGATGAAATAACATTTAGGTGTATGTATTTATCTGACCCTATCGAGAGAGAAGGACTTCTGTATCGTAAAGAAGAATTGTCATTTTATTTGGGTGGACTTCCTGTTGATGATAAGGGAAACACACAAGAACCCGATGCTATTTTAGGGGTATGTGATACAAAAGACACAGGAATGGATTTTAACTGTTTGCTTGTTGTATATCAATACGGACAGAAATATTATCTTGAAGATTTAGTTTATGATAATGGTTCGCCGTATATCTTGGATGAATTAAATGCAAACTGCCTTGTAAAAAACAAAGTTCAGATGTGTCAATTTGAATCGAATAAAGAAGGTTCAAGGACAGGTAATGAGGTTCAGAAACTTATTGATGAACGTGGTGGCAGGTGTACGATTGAAAAGAAGTATACAACTGCAAATAAAGAAACTAAGATAATTGTTAATTCAGATTGGGTAAAGAAGCATGTTATTTTTAAAGATGAATCTGAACAAAGTGAAATGTATCGTAAATTTATGCGGAGTGTTTATTCTTATGTTCAGATGGGTAAAAATAAACATGATGATAGTGTAGATGCTTTAGCTATGCTTGCTCTTTATATTCAATCTTTTGAAGGTGCTGTTGTTGAAGTTGTAAGTAGAAGAAGTTTAGGATTTTAAGGAAAGATATGACTTTTGGAGAATGGGTAAGACGAATTTCAAAGGAAACTGATTCAAAAATTCCGTATGCTTTAGTAAGAGATATTATGGCAACGGGTATTAGGATTATTGTGGAAGAATTTTTAATAAATCCCGCAGAAGCCGATTTTGAAATTTTAGGTATTGGGAGATTTTATTTAAATCATAGAATCTGCCATAATAATTTTCCTGTTGATGAAGATGGTGAGTATAAAGCATATTGGACGATACAATTTAAACCTTCAAACATATTAAAAGCTGTATTGAATGGGAAAAAAGACCCACATGAAATGTTGTTGGGTTATAAGACTCCTTTATATCCCGATTTCATTTATGACGAAAATGGAAAAGCAAAAAGAGGTCAAGATAAGGGAAAACTTGGAAATTATAAAGTTCAATATGAGGTAAAGGTTATACAAAGCTATCGTACACTTTATCGGAAAGCAATGAAAGAAGCCTTGAAAAATAATTTACCAAAGGAAAAAGATGAATAATATATTCGGGGAAAATCTGAAAAGAATACGGGAAGAAAAAGGTGTATCACAACGAGAATTGGCTAGGAAAATATCAATCAGTATCCCTAATATTAGCAGGTGGGAAAATGGTAAAGCATACCCGCAGGTTATATGGGTTTATAGGATTGCAGAAGTATTAAAGATAACTCCCGAAGAATTGGTGGGGTTACATAATACGTAACCCCTTCTTTTTATTGGTAAACCTTGATAAACTTTATGTAGAGCCAAAGAGCCGAGTACATTGTACTTTGGCTCTTATTTTTTTGGAGGTAGATATGCTGATACCATCTGTAGTATTTAATACGGATTCTGAATATGGACGCATAAAGATATTTACAGATGCAGATGAAATAACAGAAGCCAACGTGGTTGAGATTTTTAACACAGCGTATGACCTGCACCAAAATAACGCTATAAAAGAGGATTGGCTTTTTGCGTATGAGCGTGGCAAGCAAGCGATTTTGGATAGGGTTAAACCTATTAGGTCTGATATAAACGAGAAACTTGTTATCAATAAGGCATCACAAATTGTAGATATCCATGTTGGTTATTGTTTTGGAAATCCCATTACGTATGTACAGCGTGGGAAAGTAGAAGATGACGGACGAAAGCCCGAAACCACAAGTGATGATGATAACAGCTATATTGCCATGATAAACAAAATGATGGCAGAGCAGGGTAAAGCTAAGAAGGATGTTGAGCTTGCCCGTGACTATATGATATGCGGTCTTGGTTATCAGATGGTTTGGAAAAATGATAATGAAAGTCATTATTCACCATTTAAGATAACAACGCTGAATCCACGTACAACATTTGTTGTTTATAAGAATGACGCTTTCAGAGAACCAATGATGGGATGTACATATTTCATCAATGCTGATGGAAGTATCACGGCAACAATGTATACGAAACATCTCTGTTTTAAGCTGAATAAGTTCGTTACGGAGGATGGTAAGTATCAAGGCTTAGAAGTAACGCCTAACCTTTTGGGAGAAATCCCGATTGTTGAATTTGAACATGTAGACAGGATGGGCGTGTTTGAAAAGGTTATTTCAATTCTTGATAGGGCTAACGTTCTTAATTCAGATAGAGTTAACGATGTTGCTCAACATGTTCAATCATTGTTATGGCTACATAACTGCATGATTGATGATGATAAAAAGAAAAAGCTGATTGATGGTGACGGAGTTATCGTTACTAAATCGAATGGTGATGGTAAAGAAGCTAAGATAGCGTATTTGTCACAGGTTTTGAATCAATCAGAAGTGCAGACATTTGCAGATTTCTTGTACAGGCAGGTAGAGGAAATAACTTCTACTCCGTCATGGCAAGAAGCTAGTGGTGGTTCTACTACAGGAGCTATGCAGTTGTCTAATGGATGGCAGAGTTTGGAGCTTTCTGCTAAGAGCGTTGAACAATCATTTAGAGAACCCGAACTACAGATACTTAGACTTGTAGCGAAGGTTATTGAAAATGATAACCGTGGATACATGAAGGTTAAAAAGATTGATGTTTCTGACATTGATATAGCAATGCCTAGAAATAAGAATTATGACCTGTTATCTAAGACAAATGCGTTGGCGACAATGATTAACACGGGTGTTGATGGACTTTGGGCTTTCCAAACTGTAGGACTATTCTCTGATGCAGAACAGGCTTACATGGATTCTGAAAAGACCATAACAGCTTTACAGAAATCAAAAACAGAAAAGCCACAGAACAACGCTGATGCAAGTACGAGTGAAGATGGTAAAGGTGGGGCTAATAATGAGCCAACCGAGAAAGTTGATGAATCTGTACAGCCATCACAAGTAGCACAAGTTGAGGATTAACCATGAGTCCTGCACTATATTTTGCTGTAATGCTGATAACTGAGCCACAGAAAGCTAGAAGGATTCTGTTGGCAGAGGAACTTGAAAATTGGTTCATGGATTTATTCGATGATGAATTTGAGGATATCTTGGAAGGTAATTTTAAGGATAACCAAAGCGAATACGTGAGCCGTATTGTTGATAAATACCTTGAAATAACAAACGTGGAAGATAATCCTTCGGACGAGTATTCAAGGTCTGTTATAGAAAAGGCGGTCAAGACCGCTACAGAAATACAGGAAACCACTTGGAAAAATATCGTAACTATCCCGTTAAGGGAAGATACGGATGAAGATGTGTTAGCTGATTTTATAGTGAATGGAATTGCTATTGGAAGTGCGCTGTTTGCTACGGATAGCGTAAGGAGATGGCTTGGCAGAGATAGAGCCAACTTGATTGCGCTGAATGAAGCTAATTGGAAGTGGAATAACGAGGAATACTTTGATGCCTTGTCAAGTAATAAAACAAAAACTTGGCATACGGCATTGGATGAACGGGTACGACTCACACACATGGCATTAGAAGGGGAAACAATAGCCGTAGATGAAATGTTTAATGTTGGCGGTTTTCCTGCGAGATATCCTTTAGATATTTCGCTACCCGCCCATGAGATTGTGAATTGTAGATGTTCTGTAAGTTATGGTAAATAGGCTAAACGCCTTTTACATAGATACTGTAGTACGGCAGAGAAGCCGTTTAAATCGCCAACTTGTTAGAGAAAACAAGTTGTAAAAAATCAAAAAAACGCAAAGGAGAAATTGAATATGGGTAATGACAATCAGAACGGAACTGTAAACGGAACAGAAGCACAGGCACAGCAGACTAATCCGCAGACCAATCCGCAGACTAATCCTGCTCAACCTGCACAGGCAGAGCCACAGGGAACTACGGGCAAGGAAGATACTACTCCTAGCTTGGCAGACCTTATGAAAGAGAATGCAGAGCTTAAAGTTGATAACAGGCGACTTAAGAAAGCAAACGATTCTATTTCATCTGAAATTGCAAACATTAAGAAACAGCTTAATGCGAAGATGACAGAGGAAGAACTTAAGGCTCAACAGAAGTCTGAGCAGGATGAAACTGTGTTAAATGAGCTTAAAGAGCTTCGTAAGGAAGTAGCTCTGACAAAGGCTACTAAGAGATATATGTCAATGAAGATGCCCGAAGATTTGGCTGAAAAAGTCGCACAGGCAGAGCTTGACGGAGATATGGACTTAGTAACACAGAGCATTAACTCCTTCATGGACGCACAACAGAAGGAAACTGAGGAAAAGGTCAAGGCAGATATTTATGCTAAGATGCCTACCCCTGTTTCGGGAAATGGTGACGGACAGGTTGATTACGAAAAGCAGTACAAGGAAAAGCTCGATGCAGGTGATATAACAGGTGCTATCCATGCACAGCTTATGGCATCGGCGCAAAAAGTAGCTAACCAATAAGGAGGAAATGAAAAATGGCAACTGCTATGAGTTTCGGTACTCCCAATTTTAGCGGAATGTTGTTCAGAAAAGGCGTTGAGAAAACACCTTTTTCAACAATCATCGGCGCAGGACGTGGGTTTACCAATCATGTAGAGTTCGTATGCGGACAGTATTACAACTCAATCCAAGGTTCACAGCCAAACATTTCTGAGAGTGCATCACTTACAGCACCCGAAGCAAATGTGGCTACAAGAAGCCAACTTACAAACGTAACTCAGATTTTCCAAGAGTCTGTAAGCGTATCTTACGCTAAAGAGTCTAATATGGGAACAATGAGTGGCGTTAATGTTGCAGGACAGCAACCTAACCCTCAGAGTGAGTTGGAGTTCCAAATTTCAAGAACAATGGCTAAGATTGCGCAGGACATTGAGTACACATTCATCAATGGTCAGTACAACAAGGCTACCAATGACAACGAAGTAAATAAGTCAAGAGGTATCCTTACAGCAATCACAACAAACGTCATCAATGCGGGCGGTGATGGGCTTACACGTAACCTCATTACCAAGGCTCTTATGGCTATCGCTAACGCAGGTGGTGATATCTCTAACATCATTGTTGGTGTTCCTGCTATCCACCTTGCACAGCTTGACTACGATGCAAACAAGAATGGCATGACAGCCGTTCCTAGAGAGCGTGAGATTAACGGTCTTAGGATTCAGACAGTTCTTACACCTCTTGGTGCAGTAGGCGTACAGCTTATGGAAACAATTCCTGTAGGCACAGCTCTTGTATTTAATCCTACAGTTATGCGTCCTATGGAACAGCCTACACCGAATAAGGGTAACTTCTTCCTTGAGCCACTTGCAAAAGTTGGTGCAGGTGAGAACTACCAAATCTTCGGTCAGATTGGACTTGACCACGGCGCAGAGTGGGTATCTGCTAAGATTACAGGAATGTCTGAGGACTTCCCCGAAGACCCTGTTGTAAGTGGCTGATAAAGCCTGTATGAAAAGGATGATATATGAACATAGCAACTTTTAGGACTATCTTAGGTGAAACAACTCTTACTGATGAACAGCTTGAAGTTTTACTTGAAAGAGCAAAACGTATGGCTATCAATCATTATTTTTGGAAAGAGGATGACGAGCCTACAGAAGATGAAAAAGAAAAGTTCATAAATCGGTATGAGTATGAAATCTATGACTATGCCAAGACCGTTGTGGATAGCTCTAAGCGTGATGGGATGATTGAGTTCTCTGAGCTTGGAGTTACAAGGCGGTGGGAGAGTGGCGGTGACAAGTCCGTGGATAATGCCTTGAATCTTATCCCTGTAAAGACATACATACTGTAGGAGGTTCTTATGTTTGATTTAGAAGAAAATCAAAGAGAATTTTACTATCAGTTATATGTTGCTGAAACAGATGGGTTAGATGAAGAAGGTTATTTCACGGGAGAAGCTAAGTCTTCTTATACAGCCCCAATTAAGGCAAAGGCTATGATTAGTGAGAATACTTCTGAAACGGCAGAAATGCCTTTTGGAAAAGACCTTGTTTATGACAAGATGATATCCACGGTGCAGGATTTACCGATAGACGAGTATTCAAGATTATTCATTGACGTTGTTCCCGTTCTTAATGAGGACGGGACAACGGATACTAAACCCGATTACAAGGTCAAAAAAGTTGCGAAGGGAATATATCAGAAGGTATGGGCTATCCAACGGGTAGATGGTTATGGAGAAGATAATCAAGGTTAATCCGTTAAAACTGTCTAGTATAAACAAGGCAATCAAAGACCTTGAACAGTATCGAAAGACGCTGAGAGAGTTTCCCGAAAAATATGTAAGAGCTTTGTCGGAGTTCTTTGCACAAACATTGAATATTGAAGCACCTAATATGACCTCTCATTGGGTGATGGATATAAGAGAAACCGATAAAGGTGTCGAAGGTGTTTTCATATTTGATGGACTTGTACAGTTTGTAGAGTTTGGTAGTGGGCTTGTAGGTAGCATGAATCACGAAGGAATAAATGATGAATGGCTATCTAAATTGCCCCCACCATATAATATAGGCTACGAATCGAATAAGGGTGGATTTGCTCACTATTTGGATAAACAGGGAGTTGACTATTGGGTTTATCCAAAAGACGGTCAATTCTATTCCACATACGGGCAGAAAGCTAACCCTTTTATTTACAGGTCTGTAAATGAACTGCTTGAAAAGAGAGCAGAGATATTTGAGCAGGTAAGAAATGCAGGATTAGGAGTATGAAATGGTAAAAGATAAACATAACCAAATCTATACCGAATTGATAACTTACATGCGAGAAATATACCCCTCTCTTAAGGGTGGAACTGTATATGACGAGAACCAACCGAAACTTCCTTTTTTGTATTTTTATCAAATAGATGGGTCTACAGGGTTGACGACATTATCTAATACAGAGGATGGAATAAATCTTGCTTTTCAAATTGAGATATATACGAAAGATGGAATGGATAAGGCAAGGGAAATGGCTAACTTGGTACGTAAATTTATGATTTCTAAGGGTTTTAGATGCCGAGCGTTTTTACCGATGGATGGTAATTCAAATGTAAGTCGCTTTGTTGGACGGTATGGGCGACTTGATGTATAGGAACATTGGGCTGATAGGGGTGCGCACCCGAAAGCCGTAGCCTAGCGGTTTCAGCCCTAAAAATAGGCAAATCCCTACGGGCGTGGGAACACAACTATGGAGGATAAAAAGATGGCAGTTTTATCAAATGTTTCTTACCTTTATCGTAAGGAAAATGGAACATCAACATTTGTCAAACTTGTAGATATCACTTCTGTACCCGACCTTGGTGGCGCACCCGAGCAGATTGATATTACAACTCTTTCTGCCAGAAAACA